TGCTCCAGCGTATTGCCTACGAGGTTCGTTGTGAAGAAATGGGTATCAACCCAGATTCTTGGCAACTATTCCCCATCGAAAACTGATTGTAAACCTTATTATTTTATTACCATGAGCAAGCAAGTCCTGATTTCCATGCTTCGTAAGGGCAGCAATGGTCAAGAAATTCTTAATATTCTTGATGTCATTGCTGGTGATAGTGTAACTGATGAAGCAACCAGTGTGAACGTACCAACTCTCGATGAAATTGCGTTCTGACATGATCTCTCTCCCAGTCAATACTCAACAACAAATTACTATGAACACCAACGACATCACCGTGACTCTTACTGAGGCACAACATGAACTGATTAATGATGTGCTCTTGAATGCCATCGAAGCATATCATCTGGTTTCTCCTTGGGACATGGGAATGCGTGAATTGCCGATGGAAAACGAAATCATTCAACGTTATACTATGCTTGAAAACATGAAAGAAATGTTTTCTTTGCTTTGGGCAGATCGATTTGAATAATATGAACATGTTTTCTTGTTTAATGTGTGGTCAGGAGAAAAGTCCTGACCACTTTTTCATGTCTGTGATAGGTGATTTTCCCCTCATTTCCGTTTGCAATCAATGTTCAGACGAGAATCTGATTGAGAAGGTGAACTGCACGTGTTCTGTGTGCAAAAGAAAATTGCCAGAAATATATTTTCAACATTATCGTACCAGATTCAAGAAAAATGGTATGAGATTGCGTGTCAATACTAACTGTAAAGATTGTTCCAGCAAAGAAAGCAGTATTGTAACACAACTGAAGAGAAACAATCCACCACCAGAATATTTGACACCATGCCCTCAGTGTGGTAAAATATGCTATGAAAAGGTTGAAGATATTCCTGAAGGAGTCGATGGAACAAATGGTCCGTGGCAATGTGATCATGATCACCAAACTAAAAAGTTTCGTGGTTATCTGTGTAAGCGTTGCAATACTGGCACTGGTTTGATTGGTGACAATGTGGAGTATTTTAAAAACGCAATACAAAGAAAAAATGATAACTAACGACGGATATGCTGTTGTCCCTTGGGGTGATCGATTTATGATCATCTTCAATGGATTTCAATTGACGGATCATCGCACACAAGAAGAAGCGATAGAAGCAATTAAAAAACATAGAATAAAACAAAAACCAAAGCAACCCAAGGGTGCCAGTAAAAAAAGTGGCACACGATCCAAATCAAAAGCAAAATTGCCATTAGAATAACAGTAGTTACACAATCATCATGACCTATCTCAAAGACCAACTTATCAAAGAACACGGAGAAGATGTCGTATCTTGCTACGAATCTTACTTTCCAAACGAAATAGATCTATTCAATGAGCGTTATTGTGGTAGGATAAATGATGTGAAAGAATGGGCACAAGATTGTCTTGAATCTGCATACGAAGGATTTGATGATGAGGATGTTCCCTCATTGGAATCGTGGATACAATTTGAATTCCCTGAGTTTTTCATCTATGATGATGATGTGAAGGTTGGATTTCTAGCAAGATAAATCTAAATAGTTGTGAACATAACTAAAATACCGTGGCAAAGGCAGAAGGAAAGGAATTAATCCAAGCATTAGCATTTGCACACTTCGCTGTTTATCCAAACGAAAAACAAGCGGATCATGAACAAAAGTTTTTAGATTTGTTTGATCCTGCTGTGTCTGTCTCTTCAGCAGATAAAATAAAATACAAAACACATTTGAGCAGCGGATTTGATTTTGATAAACTAACTAGAACAACATATATCAAAGGCGGGAAGAAAGGTGATAATGATAAAACTGCCAGGATAGTTTATAGCGTAGCAAAAGAAGTTTATAATCGTGGTAGAGGTAATGTAATTAGAAAACCCTGGAGCAATTATGAATTTCTAGATCAAAATGATGATTTTGTTGTTGAAGTCAAAGATAATATATTGAAGAAAGTTATCGATGCACTTGGTTTAAATATTAAACCAGATATTCTATCGAGTGCTGATATTTTTGCAGTTAATATAACAAGCAAGTCATCAATACAGACAGAAATTGTCAATAATCATATGAACAAAGATATGATATTGGCAAACATGGCAACTGGAAATAATACCATACGAACACTCGCAAATAAGTATTTTAATACCAGAGAATTAATACCTATCTCACTAAAATTGCCATCTACAGTTGGTGGAACACGCCATGTGTCCATAGTAGGAAGAACAACTGGTAGATATGCAGAACCAACAGTAAATGATGATATTATTGATCCATACACTAAGTTCCTTGCATTAGCAATGAACAAGAAAAATAATGTTAGAGAGTTAATTGATGATTTGATTACCATACATTTTGATAAGTTCAGAATTTCCTCAAATCGTTTGAATTGGGAATTTCCAGTGACATTCAATTATGATAAAGTATATGGTAATAACTATAGAAATCAACAAAATACAAATCCAATTAGCAGTACATCATATGGATTTGATTTGTTTGCTCAAGGATATGGTGCAGGATTCAATGGACAGTTTACATCAGGTAAAACTGGTGGACAATGGGTTGGTGGTGCTGGTGTAGAAACATTTGAACAATTCTTCAATCAATACTTCATGTATTCTACTGTAATTAATGAAGTAGCGTCGATGAGAGTTAAATCATTTAATTATGCTATCACAGGTAGTACAACAAAAACTCCAAACTTTGGCAGCAATCAAGCATTAAAGAGTTTATATTCAAAAGCTTTAGTTGAAATTAAAACCAAGCACATATTATATGGATCAAAGAGACAAGCAGATTTAATTAAATTCTGCGAAGCATATGATGCTAGTGTCAATAAATTACCAAAACAATCTGAAAGAAGCAAAGATAAAATGTTATATGATTTACCATACACATATTATCGCTTCATTGCACACTTAGTCATGTCATGCAAAAGATCCATGCGTGGTGTGACTGACACAGTATTTCATCAATTCTTAGTTGGAAAGGGAAAAGAAGCGAAAGCAGCGACATCAGCACAAAAATTAGAAAGATTAAAAGCACACTATGTCCATGCACAGTGTTCTTGGTTCTTATTGCGTGGTGGTCCAAGTTTGAATCAATACCTAAAGAAAAGAATGTTTCTGACTATATTTGGTATCATTACCAAGAAAGGATATTTAATCTTTGAGGGAGCAACAGATACTAAGATTAAATCAGCAATAAGTAAAGAATTTCATGATAATGGTCAAGTATTGGTTGCCAATTTTGCCACAATTCCTCATTTGTATTTGTCCTGATAGACAGTTTACAAACTGGCATAGTCACTTGACAACATAGGTGATCTGTGACATACTACTGAGGTAGTTGAGCAATCTCACTCATGAACACCAAAAAACCATATCCACTTGGTATTGACAATCCATTCATCGTTCGTGGCAGAATCGGCACCACAAAATGGGAAATCATTGATCGCCAAACACACCAATGCCTTGGTGTGTATCCTAATGAATTTACTGCCTACGATTGTCGTCGTGTGATGCTCCGTTATGCTGGATATGATGCCTGATATGACTGAAGATTTTATTCTCCTGAATGTACAAGAGATTGGTATTATTCTTGCTGCATTACAATGTGTTGATTTGAGGGAAGAGCACATCATTGCCAAACAATATGGCAGTGTGCCAGCACTGTACAACAAACTTTACAGTGTGTGGGAACAGATGGACACTTCCCAAACTGGCACAATCCAGGAACCGATGCCGTCCTACTGACCCTATAATTACAAGGTAATCAACGGAGACACCTCCCATGAACACCACGCTCACCGCTGAGAAAATCGAAGATTACGCTGTGATGCTGTGCGATGCCCTTTCCATGAATCTGGCAAATCAGCAGATTCGCTCTCACCAGCGTTCGATCCGTGAAGAAATTAACATGGATTATCATGCTCAGAAGATCGAACAGATCAAGAACAATGGTCCTGAGGTAGAATTCTACATCACTCGTGGTCGTAGATATCTCAAACTGATCATGAAGGATGCAGGCGGTCAGCGTCATGTTCATGCTTTTATTGATCGTAACAATGGTGAGGTATTCAAACCAGCATCCTGGACAGGTCCAGCAAAGGATGTGCGTTTCAATTTGATGCTGGAACAATCCCGTGAGTGGTTGTATGAACATGCTGATTGGGCGGGAGGTTATCTGTACAAATGAAAACACATTCTTGGTTTTTTCTCGTCATTGCCATTCTGATGTGGAATGGCATGTTAATCAAACGTGACGAACAAATGTACAAAGCATACTACAAGCAAAAAGCAATGAAGGAGTTTTGTGCAAATCAAGCAGGATGGCATCCTGACTGCAATAACAAGTAATCTTTAACTGAGGTTTTATCATTGTGAATCAGGATCAGTACAATCTTTATGTCACCAAAACAGGTGAAACTGACATTGATGCTCTTCTGTGGAAAGCACTTGAAGAAGAAGCAGCAGAGCGTGAGATCACTGTCGATTATTACATGGCAGAATTTCTATGAAAGTATCAGTATCCAAACTACCCAGTTGTCCAGAATGCGGAGCCAATTGGATATCCTCCGCAATACCTGCGGAAAGGAGGCATCTGTACTCTCCGCCATACTTCTTTTCTCGTATTGTGGGGGGATATGATGTAGTATCAGATCGTGTTGAATACTACCAATGTCCTGATTGCAACACAACATTCCCTAGATTTGGACCTGATGTAAAGACATATGAGGTTGACAAATCCAAATATCCTACATAGAATGTTATTGTTCAGATGGACACACACATGAATCCCTCCCAAGAGATTATTGAAAAACTGCAAGATCTAGTAAATCAGTTACTGGAGCAGAATGAAACTCTAACCAATCAACTTGAAGAACTAGAATCTCAGTTTAATGCGGCAATCAACAAAGAATATGATTGTTGAGGTAGGTATGCTACCAGAAGGGACAGAAGTTTACATTGATGGCATGTATGGCAAAGTGAGATTCGTTTGCGATTCTTACATGACTGTTTGCGTCAATAAATTTCAAGGAGATCCTGCCCGAGATGTTTGCATTCTTGTATTCAAGAATCAAGAGCATCGTATCACACTTGTAAAAGGTAATCATTCACACGAATCATGACTTATTTTTCTGACTTTGATCTTTCGACCACCTACGACAACCCTAGCACCCGTGAGCGTGTTCTGTGGACTGCAGAGGAAGAATACCTGCAAGACGCAGAAGAATCCGTCCCCTGGGACCTGCTAGAGCAATTTGACGACAACGCTTGACAAGCGACTCTCAACCTGTTATACTGATTACTGAACTTCATTAGGAGAATCATGGACCAAATGTACTTTGTCATTTCCAATAAAGCAATTTCGCTGGACGAATTTGGTGCTGCTGTCATTGCTGATGTTGTGTCAGACGATGGAGAAACTGCATATGTTGACTGGGAAACTCAAGATTTGATTGATTGGATGGATCTCACTCCAACTGTGTATGATCTGTACAAATCCGCTGTTGATTTTCTTCAACAACATCAAAATGCTGTTGCTCCTGTGTACTACAAATGAATTCTCTTAAACCGTATCTCTCTCGTACATCACCTCTCGTGGTGTCACATATTGAACAGTTGCTGCAAGGATTTCCTATTCTTGAGCAAGGAGAACATGTTCTGAATCCGATGCCAAAAGAAAATCTCACCACACGAGAATATGATCTCTTCTGGCGTTATCATGGTCATTTCTGTCAAGAATTTGTTCAGGCAATCTGTAACATTCTTCCACAACATACTAAATTCGTGGAGTATAATCATTTGCATAATGAATTAACTGTGGAGGTGACAGTGTGAACGAACATGATCTACAACGGCAACAAGAAAAAGAATATGAATCTGTGTCTATACAATCCGATCAGATTCTCTCCTGGGCAGAAGAACGGTTTCATCAATTAATGAATCAAGATTCTGTTCAAAATGCAATTGCTCTTGGTGATGAATATCTTGAATGGATGCGTCAAGATCCTGATGAAGTATTTCTTTATTTTAATGAACATGAATTGGAAGAAGATTACAAATCTAGAACATAATGGCACATTCACAAATTACATTCACAACATTGCTTCCTGATGAGATTACAGATCTGATCAGTAAGCAATGTTTTTTGCATGAACCACAAGCAAAAGCATCCACCACAATTAATACAATTACAGATAAAACTACAGCACCACAGGGAGTAAATCAGGCAACGAGAAATAGTCATAATTCTTGGATTCCTACTGATGAATGGATTGCCTCTTTTATTTGGTATTATATTCAGAGGGCAAACCGTGAAAATTTCCTCTATGATATTACTACCATTGATAGTGAATATCTGCAGTACACCATTTATAAAAAAGGTATGTACTATCATTGGCATACAGATACTCACCTAGCACAACAATTCTCCCCTAAACAAACTCCATCACCATTGAGAAATGATGCGAGTCAATTGGCAATGATACAGGCAGAATACTGTCGTAAACTCTCTTTCTCATTACAATTATCAGATGAGAAAGAATATGATGGGGGCGAACTACAATTTCATGAAAATGGTGAATCATGGTTTGCTTCAAAACAACGTGGTTCATTAATCATTTTTGATTCTCGTTTGAATCATCGTGTAAGAACTGTTAAAGCAGGTGTTCGCAAATCTCTTGTAGGTTGGGTGGTAGGACCAAGATGGAAATGAATCAATTTAATTATATACTGACAGAAGCAAAACAACAACTCATTTTTGAAAAAGAAAATGTGTTTGATTCTACTACTGTCAAATGGTTGGATGAAGCATTTCAACGTTGTGATCTAGGTTTCGGTCATACTGCCACTGGTACAAGTAATGATCGTCAACAGTTCTTTGGTAAGATTTATTATTGGGATGGATTTAAAGAAGGTTTCACTCCTAAAAATATTCCACCACCTGTAGATTTTCTTTCATATTATATTATGAATGAAGGACCAAAGATCATCTCACCAGATGCTAAGTTTGTACGATTGCATCGTCTTGCATTGAATGGACAAACACCAACAAATGCACCAGCAATTCATATTGATGAAGCAGAACATGATACCAGTTGGACTTTTCTTTATTATATTAATGAAAGTGAAGGGGATACTGTGATCTATAATAATTTTAAAGATCAACAACCTTTTTATCATTGTAAGTATCAACAGAATAAAATTGTGGCATTTCCTGCATTGTATGCTCATCAAGCGTTACCACCTACGGAACATGCGTGGAGGACGACATTTGCAGTCACAATGCACCTTCAGACAGAATTACAACCACAAATTCTTGATGGTAAAAAGAGAGTATCAAGGTATCAATCATAGGGGTTGCGGAAAACTACCTGTGGAAACTGTGGAAATTGTGGAAAACTTTAAATGTGTTAAAAAACATATATTTGTTCGCTATATCGTGCAGAATGCTTAGAAATCTGCGGGGGTGCTGTTGTCTTAGCGCCCCACCCACCGAAAGTCAAGGCGATTTGTGCCAGTTCTCGAAGTGTCACACAGACCCTTGACAATCTCAGTAGACCCACCTTAGGACTCGGAGACCAGGGGACAGTTCATCGAGTGTCACAAAGGGCTTGACAATACTGGGCGAATGCCCTATACTATTAATATCGAGGTTGAGGAATTCGAGATTTCTCGAAAAACTCAAAAATCTCAAAAACCGTGATTTTTAAAAAACCTCGAATCTCAAAAATCTCAATCTTTCATAAATTAAAAAATGAACTTTACTAACATCGACAGCACTGCAATTAACGCCGTTTCTGTTAACGGTAATGATGTTGCTATTACTTTCAAAGGTAGTGGCAAAACCTATAATTATCTCAGCGAAGTTGCTGATTTTGCAGTTCAACTGCAGAATGTGATTGAAAACAACCAAAGTGTTGGTCGTTTCATCAATAAAGCAATCAAAGAGGACCAAACTCTTCGTCTCACCACTGTTTGAGCACTAAATAACACAAATTAACCCCAACTAGGAGTCAAATTAGTTAGAAAATGTCAAAAATCAATCGTAAGTACACAGAATCCTTCAAAGATCTGCCACTTGAAGATGAATACGAGGACTACGGTTACGAAGTCCAGAATGCCAAGCGTTACTCAGTTCGAAGTAAACGGCAAACCAAATTCAAGGATTACGATGAATACAGCGGTGACTGGGATAATTAATATTCAGGGGCATCATGCCCCTTTTTTTGTGTCTGGTGATATCCCCCTAGGACAGTTCTAGAGGTGGCACACAGGCGGTTGCAGAGGGGTCTGGTGGGTGCCATACTATGTTCATCGGGGGAACACCCCGAGCAAACACTACCCGAGGTTCTCAAATGACTTCCCAGCAACTCCTGCAAACCGCCCGTGATGTGATGGTGTGTGGTGCTGATGCCCAACGTAAGGTGCTTCAAACCAACGCCATTGCCCAAGGTCGCACCCAGGATCAGGTTCGCAAGGCTAGCACGATGCGTCTTGCCCTGTGGAGTCGTGGTTTCAAGTCCGCTATCTGAAGTGGCACAGGGGGGTTGACATGCCCCCCTCCCCATGTTATTCTTGATTTGTTCCTGAGGGATTCACCCCATGGCAATGACCTGCGACAACGCTCACTTTTACAACCGAGTCGTTGCACACGATGCTATCATGTCATCATGTGCCACCTGGGTCGATCACTACAACTTCATGGCATCAATTCCATGGTTGTCTGATGCTGATCGTGAAATGTTTCTTCAAGAAAAGTCCGAGTACCTTTGCTACGATGTATGATGGTTGACACTTACAATTTCACTGGTGATGCTGTCACCTTCCTTGGTTTGGTTGGTGTGGTTTCAACGTTTATTATTGTTGTTACCGCCTTTCGTCGTTACTACTCTTCTCCTCTTCGCAAATGATTGACCGCCAAGCACTTGTTGAAGCATACATTGATCGTTTGCTTGACAACATGAGCACCAAAGATCTGCTTCAGATTGTTGGTGATCAGATGGAAGAAAACCTCACCAGTTATACTGACGAGGAACTCATTTCTGAAATTAATGATTATTATCCCGATTTGCTAGAAAACGAATAATTTACAAAAATGGGAAATCTAAGAAATTAAGATTTCCCATTTTATTAAAACTTGACAAATTCAGAAAAATGTTATAAAATATAATTGTAATTAATTCTAATTTCTTATGACAGCAACATTATCTTTTGTAGAATATGTTACAATAGAATTAGAAGAACAGCATAATAACAATAATGATGAAGTATATGATGATTATAGTTACGGTGATAATGAAATAGAATACACTACTGATAACTAATTCTTTATACAAACCCTAGTTTGTGTTTCTTTATACAAACTAGGGTATTTTTTTGTGTTTGTCAAGTGATTGTGTGCCACTTGTTGAACTGTCCACTATCACTTGACTTGGGTGGTTGTTGGTGTTATTGTGTGTTCGTGGTTGAGAGATCGACCATGCTGTTCAATTCTCTACAACAATGAACACCGCAATTCTTTTCAACAATCCGATGATCGAAAAGTATAATGAACTGATGGATGAAGTTTCTAACAACGAAACCATTCAACAGATTCTTTATACAATTGCCACTGTGTTGGGTGTAGTCGTTGGCGTTACAGTTTGGGTTACAAACCGTGTTCGTCAATGGTACATCGACGGTGGCAAACAGCAACTGCTTCGTGTTGCTCAGCGTGTGCTGCTGTTTGTTAGTGCTAGCACAGAGAAAGCATACTATGGGGTATGTGATGTGACACTTTCTGAAGTGGCACAGTGAACCACCACAGGGGGGCATCGTGCCCCCTATACTGATCACATCAACACCGAGGCACCATGCTTCACTTCTCACACGGCAACGCCAAACTCAACAAGCAAACCGTGATCTTCAACCTGCCCGCAGGTAAGACCTGCCCAGGTGCTTTGTATTGCCTCTCCTTCGCTGTTACTGATGAGAACGGCAAGCGTTCGATTCGTGATGGTGAGCACACCCAATTCCGTTGTTTCGCTGCATCATCTGAGGTGCAATACGATGGTGTCTATCAGAATCGAGCAAACAACCTCCAAGAGATCATTGCATCTCTCAGGGAAGGGAATTGTGCTAACGTTATCAACGAAGCGTTGCAGAAAGCGAGGAAGAAAAACACCAAGTTCGTTCGTATTCATGAATCAGGTGATTTCTTCTCTGCTGCTTATCTCCAAGCGTGGTTGATGGTTGCACTGCACAATCCTGATCTCAAGTTCTATTGCTACAGCAAGAATCTGCCACTGTTTGATGGTTTGACTCTGCCTGAGAACTTCTACTTCACTGCCTCCTATGGTGGCAAGTTTGATCACATGATCGATGCAGGTTTGTTCCCTCGCTATAGCAAAGTGTTCATGAGTGAGGATGATGCAATCGCTGCAGGTTTCAAGGTAGATTCTCAGGATCGCTCCTGCTTTGAGGATGGTCCCTTTGCTCTCCTGGTGCATGGCACCCAACCCGCTGGCAGTGAGTGGGGCAAGGCAGCGAGGGCGAATCGTAAGGTGCAGAAGGCAAAGGTCAAGCAACCTGTGACAGTGTGACAAGTGGCACATGGGGGGTTGTGCTGCCCCCCTGCTGCCCTATACTGTGTGAGTCAACCAAGGGAACACCCATGACCTTCGCCTTCACTGACAACGCCCAGATCGATGAGACCTGGGAGATGCCCACCAACCTCGATGAGATGCTCGCCCAGGTGGACGCCATTCTCGACGATTCCTTCGGGTTGGGTGGTGGTGATTTCACCGAGCACAACGAGTGGGCACTTGATGCCGCCATCGAGGGCATTCTCAACCAGATGGCACCCGAGACCATCGCCGCCATGATCGCAGACCAGTGGGAACCGAGCGATGATGAGATGATGGCAGCGTTCGGCACCCCATGGCATGACGGTTTGTGATCTGTCCACTGGGGGGCACACCGCCCCCCCTTCCTGCCTCTATACTGATCACATCAACCACACACACCCATGAGAATCGAAGTCCGCTACCAGACCCCCTACAATGCATGTGAGTGGCGGTCACAGTGGTTCCCCACCCTCGATGAGGCAGAGCGTATGGTAGAATTCTACCGCTCCTGTGGGTCACCCTCCCACATCGCTCCCTCCTCCCTCGCCCAGTTCGATCGCTGATCATGGCACGTCTCCTCGCTTACCTGCTCACCTCTGGTCTGACTGTCGGGGTGGGTCTCGTGGTCGTTGATGCCACCCGCTTCACCGTTGCACAGATCAACGAAGCAACCGCCGCCCGTTGTGACACCATCAACAGTGTCCTCCCTGGTGGTTGCCAGATGCCCCGCTAGGGTCTATACTGATCAAGTCACCAACCGACACCCATGTTCATCACCAACGACTTCGCCGCTAAAGACCTCGCCTGCATGATGGCGATGGAGGCATACGCCAACCGCCTGCACCAGGAGGAGGCACACCGCCAAGCGATTCGCGAGGGTCGCATCGCTGCCCCCGATCCTAGCACCTGGGGCACCTGGAGCATCAGCGACCGCGACTGAGTGCCACTTCGGGAACTGTCCACCGACCCTCGACAGCGACCCCCGACCCGCTATAATTAGGACACGGGGGGAGAGAGATCCCCCCACCACCAACCGAGACCGATGCTTCCCATCATCCCCTCCTCCCGCTTCGCTGCTTTCCTGGGTGACGCCGAGCGAGTCGCTCAGATCCTGATCAACCGCCCCCAGGTGATCGGCGGGCACCGTGCCACCCTGCTGCTCAACCTGGCACAGACCGACCGCCAGGGTCGCCGTGCCCTCCAGGCATGTGCCAAGGCAGCGGGTCGCCACCTGCTCGACGGCGCCCCCAGCGATCGGGTGTTCAACAAGGCGAGCACCAAGCGCCTCGCCCAGTGGGCACAGAATCGCAACTCCGCCATCTGATGTGGTAGGATAGCGAGCAACGGGGGCACACCGCCCCCACCCCACCCAATTCTCTTCTCAAACCATGCCTTCCTTCATCATCAACGCCGCCCCGATCTATCGCTCCTTCAGTGTAGACGAGTCGAGTGCAATCGCCAACGTGGAGATTGATGGCAACTACGTCGAATTGATCTTCCAGAGCAACACCGAGAAGGCGTACATCTTCAGGGGCACTGATCGCTTCATCGCCCATCTTTCTGCCATCATTGCATCACCCGACCTGGGAGGATTGTCCCTCGGTTCAGTGATAGCGAAGGCACGCAAGAATGGCGACCTGGAGTACATCGAGTTCGCCAACAGTTAGTGACACTTAGCGGGGGCGATTACGCCCCCCAAAGTATTCTTCTTCTGAAACAGTTAGTATAAAGAATAGCACAGTATTTTTGGGTGATGGTGTATCGAATCCGATCGCCAAGCGGGTCCCATATTTGACCCTCTCTAACCTACAAAAGTATCCAGACGACCGATAAATATTCATTAGGATCCCTAATCCAAAAAATTTTTCCCCCAAAAAAATTTCCCCAGAATTCACACCATGAAACATCGAATCACTCACAAAACAAAGGATGGTTCATTGAAAGAACAAGTTTTTGATGATTTCAATGAATTTGCAGAAAAGATACAAGACGTAGCGATTGATTATTATGCTGGCAACCTGGACAGCAGCAGATTTGACGTAGAGACAATTTACAATGACATGATTAGAAAGGAGAGAGTTACAGATGGATTTGATGGACTTGAAGGAGGTACTGAGCTCCTTACTGAAGAGAATTGAAGATTTAGAGGAAGCAGTGTCACAATTGCAAGTTCCTGAATTAATGTACAAGCGCCCTGGTGGCGAAGAACATGAAAACATTGTCAGTTTTTTAAATGATGTCGAAGTACGTCTAAAAAATTTAGAGACCAATGGGTAAACCAATCGCAATATATTTGGGAGTTGACACTGGAGGTAGTGGTTCATGTAACACACAACCTGCTCCGTTGACATCGAACACAAGTTTAAAATCTACAGTATTTGCAGATAAAATTGCAGTGATCAAAGCAGGGGATGTTTTAACACCAGTTGTTGGAGTTACTCCACCCATTCCAGTACCAGTTCCTTGTCAAAGTCAACGAGTTGCAATTTCCACAAGTAAAAAAGTATTTGTGAATAAAAAATTAGTTGCACTACAATTAGACATTCTGAATGCTGAAAACAACATTAAGATTGCAAAGGGTTCAACAAGAACTTTTGCAAATTAGTTGACATCCATGCTATAATATACAAGTTACCAAGGAGAATCTATGGCAAAGCGTCCTTCACTTACTTCCAAAGTAGTTATCGAATCCAAACCAAAGTCAACGAGACAGGGTATGGGCAAAAACACGAAATATGCTGCTACCAGCAGAAACGTAGCAAGAAAAAAATATAGAGGTCAAGGGAAGTGACCATATGGCGGTGTCTTTTGATGCCGCTTTTTTTATGAAGGGATAGCAACCCCTTTAAAAGTTCTGTTTAACCATAATGGAGAAAACAGATGGCAAATTCAAAAATTGATATTGGTGAAGAATTTAAAAAATCGGGAATGACTCTGATATCAGATCCTGCGAGCGATCAACTCTTAAAGAAGGCGTCGGTTATGAGGCATACCAAACCACCCGAAGATCGACTATCTAAACCCTGTGGGGGCGTGGATGGTTTCGATGATTTTGTGGAAAGATTTGAAGAAGGCACATAAATAACAATAAACTTCTTCAGTTGTGGTACAGGTTCAAACATTTAAAGATCTAAATGTGACTTTCAAATCACACCCAGTTACTGGAGATTTGATTGTTGCTAAAAACGAAGCTGCTATTAAGCAAGCAGTGATTAATTTATTGCTTACGAATAAGGGCGAGCGAGTTTTTGACAGTGATTTGGGTTCATCGATTACAACTTATTTGTTTGAACCTCTTGATATTGGAACTGCAGCGATTATAAACAGTGAAATACAAGAAACTTTGAAAAAATATGAGGGTCGTATTAAGGTATTATCCATTGATACGACCCCCAATTATGATGATAATGGGTTTGATGTGCAACTTGACTTTGAAATTATTGGTAGAGAAGACAGACCATTTAGTATCAATTTTTTCCTAGAGAGAACACGATAAATGCCATACGCACAGGTAGCAAATTTAGAATTCAATCAAATCAAATCAGCGTTAAAGGAGTATTTAAGATCTTATACGGATTTTACTGATTTTGATTTTGAAGGTTCTGTATGGAGTAATTTACTTGATGTTCTTGCTTACAACACGTATTACACAGCGTTCAACACCAATATGGTGGTGAATGAGTTATTTCTTGACTCTGCATCTTTAAGAGATAACGTGATTGCGATTGCAAAACAACTAGGATACAAACCAAAATCAAGAGTTGCACCAAAAGCATCGATTAGTTTTGATGTGAATTTTACTGGTGGCACATTACCATCCTCAATTATTTTAAAGAGAGGATCTGGATTCATTACAAACTATGATAATAAACTTTATCAATTTGTAGTGATTGATGATGTTAAAAAGGTTGTTACGGGAACAACAGCATCATTTGATAGCATTGATTTTTACGAGGGTTCTGTTGTTACTGATAACTACATCGTAAATACTTCACTTTCAAATCAAAGATTTATCATTGATAACCCTGGCGTTGATACAAATTCAATTGTGGTGAGAGTGTATGGTTCGGATTTAAACTCTTCATTTGAGTATTACAGTCCCGCTGATAGCATTTTAGATTTAACCGCAGATACAAAGAGTTATTTCATTGACGAAATCGAAGATGAGCGTTATGAAATTTTCTTTGGTGACGGAATACTAGGTAGAAGTTTACAGAATGGTGAGGTTGTCGAGATCTCTTATTTGGTCACAAATGGTCCAGAAACCAATGGTGCCAAGACATTTACGTTTAATGGCGTATTGACAGACGAAAATGGAACTGGTTATGTAACTGTAATCAACAATATTAACACAGTTTCCGCAGCAAATGGCGGTGCAGACATTGAAAGCATTTCCAAAATTAAATTTAATGCACCAAAATTCTACAGTACGCAGAATCGTGCGGTAACTTCTGCAGATTATGCTGCGATTGTCCGCAACATTTATCCTGCTATTTCGGATATTATTGTTTTTGGCGGAGAAGACGCAAATCCACCAGAATATGGAAAGGTAAAAATTTCAATTAAACCAGAAAATGCGGCGTTGTTGTCATCATATACTAAAAATCAAATTATTACTTCTCTGAAATCATACTGTGTAGGTTCGGTAACTCCAGAAATCGTCAACCCTTCAATTTTGTATATTGAATTGACATCTGGTATTTTTTACGATAAGAAGAAAACAACTGCAACTCCAGAAGATATTCGTAAAAAAGTAATCACTGGTGTTGAAACTTATATTGCATCTGCAGATGTTGAAAAGTTTGGTGGTAAGTTTAGATATAGTAAGATGGTCGGTGTAATTGATGATGCTGATCGTTCAATCAATTCAAATAGAACTACTGTCATGATGCGTAAGGATTTTTATCCTGGTATCAACTCAACATATTTTTATGAGTTGTGTTTTAACAACGCATTTGATTACGATGGTGATGTTTCGCCTGTATTATCTTCAACTGGATTTGTATTGAGTGAATACCCAACATTTACAGTGTATTTGGAAGATAAGGGTGGTAAAATTCTGCTATATAGATTAGATTCTTTAACTGGCGACAAAATCGTTGTTAAAGATTATGTTGGTGATATTAAATATGATTCTGGTGAGATAATGCTATATGATCTTACCATCATCAAAGGCAGTTTCTTTGATAACAAAATAGAAGTTAGAGTGAGACCAAAATATAATGATATTGTTGCATTAAGAGAAATGTATCTTGATGTTGACATCACAAATAGTAAATTTACTGCGTATCAAGAGTAATATAGATGGCTCAAACATCCAGAAAAATTTCTACTCTTATTGAGGATCAACTTCCATCATTTATTACAGCAGAGTATGAAAATTTTACCAAAGTTGTAGAAAGATATTACGAGCATCTAGAGAATCAAGGTAATCCTCTCGATATCATTAATAATATCACAAAGTATAGAGATATTGATTATTATGAAGAGAATTTACTAAATCAATCTACTACTTTAACATTAAACACTTCTTCTTCCGATACAACAATTACTGTATCGGATACTTCGTCGTTTCCATCTAAGAATGGATACATCAAAATTGGAGACGAAATTTGTTTTTACAAGCAAAAGACATCTACTTCATTCTTACAGGTATCTCGTGGTGTAAGTGGTAACATAACTCTCGGAGATTTATACGAATCTTCAGAATTTGTAACTACAATCGCAGCATCTCACCAATCTGGAGAAACTGTATACAATATTAGTAATTTATTTTTGTATGCTTTTGTAAAAAGTTTTGAGTCGCAGTATTTAAATACATTCCCAGAAAAATATTTAAAGGGTCAAATTGATAAAAGAACCCTTATCAAAAATATAGGAGATTTTTATAGTTCCAAGGGAACTGATAAATCAATCAAATTTATTTTCAATTCTATCATATCTAGAGAACAGCAAGAAGTTCCTGAAGTTTATTATCCAAAAGATTATACTCTGAAAGCATCCACTGCAGATTGGGTTTCTACTTATTCACTAAAAGTTAAAGTTTTATCTGGTTCACCAATAGGGATTATAGGGAAACAGATTGTTCAATCTCTTGATGAAAATAGACCAGAAATGCTCTATGCTTCTGCAATTGTTGATAATGTTGTTTTTAGAGGTACTGTAGACAATGAAGACATCTATGAAATCATTTTAGACCCTTCTAGTGTAAATGGAAAATTTGAAGTAGCAGCAAAAACAATTTTAAAAAAGCAGATTCTTCCTTCAGATGTAACTGGCAAAAAAATTAATGTTTTTTCGACTCTAGGGTGGAAAGAGAAGACAGGAAGAATATTGGTAAACAATGAAGTCATTCAATTTAATGATAAAAGTGTAAATCAATTTTATATCGAAAAAAGATCTTCAGCATCAACTCATATAGTTGGATCTAAAGTTTACAGTTATTCTACTGTATCTTGTAGTGATGTATCATTTTTAATTCTCGGCATAATCTATAATCTAAACGTTGATAATGCTTCTCCATATTCTATAGATGGAGAAAAGATACAATTATCATCTCCAGGTTTTGAAACAACAGATCCAATTATAAGGAATCCAAGTACAAATACAACAAGATGGGTTATTAATGAAACTAATGCATTACCCAACGCTTTCTTAAATCCAACTATTCAAGCATCAATATCAGATATCATTTCTGATGTTTCTGCTATTTTTGAAGATGATCAATACTATTATATTTGTTCATCTGGAATGCCATCACATCAATTTTTAACTGCTGACGAAACTAGAATTCCTTCAGACGAAAAAATACTACGTTTAATCAGAAAAACACCAACCACCACCACTGAAGTTTATTCAACCACAGATTCTGATGTTGGTATTTTTGTAAATGGCACTCTTGCTTTTGGATATAAGGATCAGGAATATGTTTCGTATGGTCAAATTACAGAAACAAAAATTATAAGAAAAGGAACTGGATACAAAAAACCTCCTTATGTTTTGATTAATAATATTCCTGGAAAAGCATCATCTGTTCTTGCTGGTGAAGTATTGCAAGATATCAATATCGAAACAAGTGAGACATTTACAGAAGTTCCAGAAATTACTATCACTTCTGGAAGAAATGCATTAGTTAGAGCGATTGTCACTAGTGGTAAAATAACAAGTTTACAAATCGATAACCCAGGAGAATATTATTCTTCCCCTCCATCTATTGTAATCACAGATTTATCTGGCAGAGGAAAATTTGCAGAGTACAAAGCAATTATTTCTTTGGATGGTAAATTAATTGATTTTGAAAAGATTGCCGAAGGAAAATTTTATACACAGGAAAACGTTATTGTACAAGTTATAGAAGATGCAAAAACAAGTCCATCTATAGTAGAAGTTGATATTAAAAGGTGGATAAAGAATAGAATTAGAAGAAGAGGTTCTTCTTTAGATGATAATAATGGAACTTTATTTGAAACCTTTGATTCCAGAACATCCACTGCTAAAAAATATGTTTATGGAGTCGTGGGTAATCCAAAACGTTTGAGAATTGGATTAAATGATAATTTATCAAACACCTTTGTTGAACCATCTCTCAAAACACACTCACCTATTTTGGGTTATGCTTATGACGGCAATCCAATATATGGTCCTTTTGGTTATTCAGATCCTTTCAACGCTTCTTCTGGAATCGTTAGAATGGAAAGTGGTTATGTTTTAAAATCTTCAAGAACAAACGGTCCATTAGTATCTTCTTATCCATTAGGATCTTTTATTGATGATTATGAATATGTGACTACAGTATCCTCATTTAAATCTAAACTGGATGAGAATAATGGTAGATTTTGTATCACACCAGATTATCCAAACGGTGTGTATGCTTATTTCATAACTATAGATTCCTCAAACAATCCTGTATTTCCATACATTGTCGGTAAAAATTATTATTCTCTTCCTGTAGATTCAAATTACAATTCTTCAATATCTCAATATAATTTACCATCTGCTTGTAGAAGATTAAGAACTTCTTCTATTCAAAAAAATGGAGATGATTTTGTTGGCATTGTTGATCTATCGTCTAATGGCGGCGTTTCTGAAGTTGAAATTCAAGATTCAGTAGATTCTTTCTCCGTTGATTGCAAGTTGTTTATTAATAACGAAAATACCAGTGGTTCTGATGCAGCGGCATCGGTGTCTTCAGTATATGGAAAACAAGTAGAATCAATCGAATGTAAGCAAACGAAATCATTAAAAATTGATACCACTCAAAACGTTTATGTATTTGAAAATGATTATATTAGACAACCTTCTACATCTGCCGTTGGGCAATTAATTGGAAACGTATTTGATTCTAATTCATTAATTTTAAGAAACGTATCTGGAACTTTTAATCAACAATCCATAATAAATGCTGATATTGAGGTTGTTAATATATTAGTTGATCAAAATTCATCTTATACTGTAAATTCTCAAATTGAATTAACGGATTCAATTAATCCTGCAATAGCAACTGGCATTGTACTAGAAAATACTTCAAATCAAAATTCAATAAAGGTTAGGGTTTTAACAGGAACTTTTGTTGTCGATAACGATAGATTTTTAAAGAGTAGCAGTTTAGTAGACACAGTTGGTTCCAAAATAATTTCTGTATCTTCGTTAAGTAAGAATATAAGTATAAACTCACTAGATGACAAAATTGCAATCGTTAAAACTTCAAGTGTTCATAACTTAACTGTAGGTGATCAAGTTACTGTAGATATCAATCCAGATGATTCTACCACTCAAACCACATATTATGTTAGAAATAGATATTACCAAAAAATTATTTTATCTCCCCCATCAATTAATTCTCAAATTTTAGATACTGGAATTGGTTCTTTTGATTTGTTAAATAGTGGCGCTTCTTACACGCCAAATATTTACCTAAATGTCGAATTAATTTTTGCTGACCAAACGAAGGCAAGAACAAATATAGGTAGATCTGGTGATGTTAAGAATGCGAGAGCAACTATTACAGTATCAAGTCAAGGAAAAGTAACTAGTGTAGTTATAACTTCAAAAGGATCTGATTACAGAAAAGGAGACGAATTAACAGTAACCGATGCATCTTTATCAAGAATTTCTCCTAGTGTTTCGACACAAAGATTAAAAATATTTGTAGACCATGTTGGATTTTCTTTATCTAATACTTCTTTATTTGTAAATGATGTTACTGGTATATCTGTAAACGATATTTTAAAAATAAACAGCGAACTAGTCGAAGTTACTGCAATTAATTCTGGAGAAAAGAAATTAACCGTTGTTCGTGGAAAATTCTCCACAATTCCCACCAATCATTATAACAATACTGATATATTATTAGATTCCAATTTCTACAACTTTATTGCTGGGTTTAGACCTTTAGGAACATCTGCTAATTCTCCTTATGTTCATTCTTATAACAAACTGACAAATGAGTTGATTTTAAAATATGATTATACTACGACATCACCCCAATCGGTTGTTCAAAGTAGTTCTTTTTATGATTCTAGCACACCAGCAAAACAAATAAAGCTTTCTGAAGTATTTTCACCAGAATATTTACTGGAATTTTCTAAAGATAATACAAATTTTGATATCAATCCAATATTAAACATTCAAAAATATTACAAATATAAATTTGATACTAGTCATTCCTCTATGACTGGAGTTTATTTAGATTTTTCTCCTAGCATTAATTTAAATGTCGTAACCACAGAAAAAAAGGCGTCAGATATAGAACCTGGATCTCCAAATTCTTACGTTTTATTGAAATTGGGATTCGGTTCATATTTAAATACAAATACATTTGTCAAAAAACGTCCAATTAATTATTCAAAATATTATTACTACACTAGATCTTCCAGTAAAAAGATAAACTCACAATCTTCTTATTTAAATGTAGTTGAAGATTCATTATCTGGTCCCAAAAGTATAATATCCACAACAAGTAATCGTTTTGTTTATAAAATTAATTCCTACCCTCAATATGATGGTTCTGGAATTATTGAATACACTACGTCTTCCAAATTTGCTGTAGGAAAAATAAATTCCATTTCTATAGAAAATTTTGGATCAAATTACAAACAATTACCTATTGTAGAAGGAGTTTTTGTAACACAAGAAAACGATGCTGTTTTATCAGTAAATTATAATGCAATAGAAAAAAATATAAATTCTATATCTGTGGTTTCTACTGGAAGTGATTATTCAAAACCAAAAGCTGTTATTGTTGATGGCGATGGGTATGGCGCAACTTTTGAAGTCATTCATTTAAATGGAAAGATATTGAACGTTATTGTTAAAAATAAAGGGAAAAATTATACCTACACCCCTACAGTAAAAATTGTAGAGACGGATGTAAAATTATTTTTTAGGTCAAATTCAATTGGCGTTCCGCAAGCGGTTAAAATTATATCTAATGGTGCTTCTTTTCACACAGATAAATCCCTTCGATCTAATTTTATATCAAATTATAATATATTCGTTAACAACCATAGTGTAGATGCTTTTTCTCCTGGAGAACGAGTAATACAAAGAAAAAATATTAATGGGTCTTATGAAGAAATATTCTCTGGTTATGTTTCTAAGATTGGGTGGATTAAAGGAAGTAATTTATTAAAATTAGAAAAAGTTTCTGGAACCTGCGATAAAGATTTGCCGTTGTATGGTACATCAAAGCAAAGTATAGTTAATATTTCAGAAATATTTGTTTCTTCGTTTGCTGAAGATATAAGAAGTTATTTTGACAACTACGGATCGTATGTTTCGGAAAAAGGTAAAATTAGTGCAGCTTCTCAAAGAATAACTAATTCTGATTTCTATCAAGATTATTCTTATGTTATCAAATCAAAAACAGGAGTAAATGTTTGGAGAGATTTAATAAAACAAACTACTCACCCAGCAGGATTTAAACTGTTTGGTGAAATTATTATTGAAAGTGATGCTGTAGGAAAGATGAATTCATCTTCATCGTTCCAAAATATAACACATATAAATCTTTCTCCTAAAACAGTAACAGTTGTTGATACAAAAAGATATATTACAGAAACAGTATTATCTACTGATTCCTTGAAAGTTGAAAGAGGAATTGGTTCAATATCTGTTGACACATATGATAATTCAGAAACGCTCGCTGGAGAAATTATTTTAAGTTCTCCATTTAATGGAAACTTTAATCCGTCAACAGGTCAAGTTGTCGGCACAAAAACATTTAATTTATTAGACAAAAAAACTGGTTTAGCAATTACTCCATATAATTCTCAGCAGTTAATAGTAACTTTAGATGGTGTCATTCAAGAACCAGGATTAGCATATACAGTTTCTGGTTCTTCAATTACATTTGATACTCCTCCATTCGGACCAAGAATAGTTGAAGGGCAATCAGTAGAATCACAAAAATTCTATTGTAAATTTATAAAATTCAAGAACAATTCTTTTAATTCTCGTTATTTGAGAAAATTAAGATCAATTGATTCTGAATTTGATGGAATTAAAAAAGAATTTGACTTATACTATCAAGACAACTCTATTGTCAAAACTGAATTAAATGAAAATTTAATCGTAACATTAAACGGTGTTGTTCAAAAAGCTCAAACATTTAAAGATGTGCCATATGGCAATTCATATTACATACTAAGAGATCAAAATCCACTAGTAACAGACAAAATTGTATTCTCATCTCCACCAATTAATCACGAAGATTTATATCAATCTCCAGAAAAACAAGTTGACGGATCCGAGAAGTCGTTTATATATTCTATAGGAAATTATACTCGACTAACGATACCAAAATCATTAATTAAGTTTAAAGGTGGTGGACCATATTTATTGATAGACGAAGTTACAAATAGAGTTGTTCGTATAGATGATTCAAAATATGCTTTAGTTTTTGTTGATGGCGTTTTGCAAAGAGAAATAGAATCTTATGTTATTAATGGATCATTAATAACATTTACCAACAGATTAAATTATTCTATAGCAAAAACTGGAGAAGAAAAAACAGTTGATGTTTCAATTTTACTCTTATATGGAAGAGATTTAGAAAAAACTATAACATTATATGATTTTGAACCTTCTTGCTACTACAACTACACAGAATTAACTATTTCTGGAGTAAATTCATACAATGATTTTAAATCATATTATGGTAAAAAATCAAATGATGTTGTTTGGGTTTATCAAGATAATAGTATTTTTGGAAAAGTATTATACGACGAAAAAATTAACTCTACTGACTGGAAATTGACATTAATTTCTAATAATAATGTCGATTACGATGATGCATTACCATTAAAGTTTACCAGTAATTCTAATTTAAAAAATACGGAAGAATTTTCATTATCTGATATTTCTGTTTCAATAGTGTTTGAAACAAATGAAGATGGTAATCGTGTATTATCTAGAGAAATAAACCGTTATTACTATAAAACGTCATTACAAGACCTTCTTTGGAATGAGGTGAAGAGATTATCTGCAAACATTTTGCCAGGTGATAGAATTAAAATTGATGGTGAAAATGATTACAGAGAAATAAAATATATTCCATCCAAAGTAAAATCAAAACAATTTAATAACAACCATCAAGTTTCTTCAGAAATTTACACTAAAATTGGCGTTTCTAACTACAATGACATTACTAGAGGAGAAGGATTAAGTGTAGCAGCAAGAATTAGAGATGGTGAAGTAAATGAAATTATATGGAATAAAAGAGAATTAGAAATATATTTTGAAGACAATATTCTTTTACAACCAACAGCATATCAATACTACACAAATCCAATCTTACATTTTATTCCAGAAGATGAAAATGGTGGAGGCGCTAAAGCAGAAGTCATAATATATGATGGACAGGTTATTGATGTTGTTTTAATTAACAAAGGATTTGGATATACTCAACCACCAAAAGTTGTTGTTGCTAGAGGATATGATATTATTAGAGAAAATAGAAAAATTGATAGTGTTACTTCAATTAGTGTAGCTTCTAATATCAATCCTTCTCTTGTCACTATATCATCAAGCACAAATCTATACAATAGAATACAAATTGAAACTTATTATTCTTCTGTTCCAGTAATAACACCAGCAAATTCCGAAAGACAAATAAATCTATCAGTATCTGTTTTTTCAAAAGTAGAAATAATAAAATCAACAACTGAGCATGTATCTTCTTTAAGTTTGGGTGTTAGTGTTGATAGTATTTCTAATATATCACTGATTCATAAAACTAAAATTCAGTCAATAGTTCCAACAATTTCAATTTCTTCTTCTATAGAAAGAACGTTATCTTATGTTGGAGGAGTAATAGATTATCTTGAGTTGGGAACAGATCACAATGAATTTTATTCTTTAGGTAAACTTGGAACAACTGTCTACAATTTTATAGACAATTTATATAATGATGTTGGAGTTATGAATGTATCTGGTTATTCTATCGAAATGTTGGAGAAGCATATAGACCTATCTTCTCTTGAAGAATATGATTTGAATAGATCGAGGAATTATACTAGTGTCACTACAACAGGTCAAATAATAAATTATGCTCCTCCATCCGTAAATGAATATGGAATGTATTTGGATTCTTCTGTAAGTCCTTCTGATACGACATTATATGTGGTAAATACATCTAGTTTCCCATCAAGTGGTAAGCTATTAGTTGGCAAAGAAGTCGTTTACTATTCTGGCAAATCATTTGGTTCATTTACTGGTGTAATTAGAGGATACGACAACACAGAAATAGAATCACACCCAGCAGGTCAATATTTAAGAACTTGCAGTTGATACTATAAATATAAATAACTCAGAAATATTCCCCCCACAGAGATTTTAGATGGCCGCTATAATTTCAGAAAAATTTAGAATTTTTAATGCCCAGCAGTTTTTGGAGTCATTGACTGAAGGCACTACTGATGCTGGTCCCGACAGAAGTAGAATGTATTTCTTTATCGGAAGACCACAACGCTGGGATGCGTATTTAGAAATCTACAGTCAAAATTCAACTGCGTTTGCAGTTGGTGATACTGTATATGTTGGTGCTAACTACGGAGCAGCGACGTTTAGAGCAACTGTTAGATCAGTTTACCCCAACAGTTTACTACTTTATGGTGTTGGTCCTTCTACCGCCTCTGCTCCTGCTGCAGGAGCTACATTAAAAGGTTATCTTGGTGGTTCCGACACAGGCGCTACAGCTGTTACTGGGGTATATAGATACGCTACCGAAGATGTTCCCCCTGTTCCTCTAGATAACCAAGAAGAACTCACATCTTTATACAAAGATATTATAGCAGCAAAAAGAATTACATCTTCATATGCAAGATCTGTAGTTAGAAGATATAATTGGGATCTAGTGGCAAATCCTAAATTTGACATGTGGAAACCTGACTATTCTGCTACTCCAGGTGGTGGTGGACAGATTGGTAAGCAAACTGCGACTGGAGCATCATCGATTGCTGATGCAAAGTTCTATGTTATGAACAACAATTACGAAGTATTTAAGTGCTTATATAATGGTGAATCTCCAGCAAATCCAACTGGACAAAATGCTTCATACGAACCAAAAACAACCCCATCTGCTGGTCAGGGTACATATAATTCAGCAAATGGAATTTATACTGAACCATCAGGAACTTACGTTTGGAAGTATTTGTTCACAATTCCAACCGATGATGTTCTAAGATTCCTATCAACAGATTTCATGCCTATTGTTGATAGCACAAACGCCTCCAGAGTTGCTACGGAAACACTTGCTACAAACGGAGCTATTTCTCACGTTTTAGTAAAAGCAGTTGGAGCTAATTTACCAAATGGTACTCACTATGCACCTGTAGTTGGAGACGGAACTGGAGCTAAGGTTCAAATCATTGTTTCTTCTGGTTCAATTACAAGTGTTAGTGTAAGTCAGTACGGATCTGGTTATAGTTATGGTTTTGTTAATTTAATTACTGGAACTGGAAGTGGAGCAGCAGCAAGAGGTCTTTTCTCAGATTCTGCATTAACCAGTCCAGTAACTGTTGGTGCTACTGCAACTGGTTCTGTTGAAGCAATTATGTCACCATTAGGAGGACATGGTTCTTCTATGGAGCAAGAATTGAATGCAAAGAGGGTTATGACAAATATTCGTCTAACTCAGATTGAAAGTGCTGGTGATTTTCCAGTAGATAATGATTTCCGTAGAATTGGATTAATTAAAGATCCATATGAATTTGGAACAACTACATTTGCTACAGCAGAAACTTTAAATGGATTACGTGCTCTAAAAATTAGTGGCGCTACAGCTGGTTACACTCCCGATGAAATTATCAGTCAAACTGTAACTGGAGGAACCGCTAAGGGTACTGTTGTTTCTTGGACTTTAGATTCGGGAAGCACTACAAACGGTGTTTTAAAATATATCCAATCCCCAGATCTTCACACTGATAATGGTGTAGTAAGATTATTTGAATCAAATGGTTCAAATGCAGTCACTGGAGCGTCTTCTCTCGCTTCAGGAACTGTAAATACTACTTACAACGCATCTTCTGGTTATCTTGGTGCTGTATTTGCTAATGGTTTAGCTGCTCCAGAAATTCAACCAAATAGTGGCAGTGTAATTTACATCGAAAACAGAAGATTAATTACAAGAGCAGCAGATCAAATTGAAGATATTAAATTAGTTATTGAGTTCTGATTTTTAATAATAACAAAATTACAAAATAGATTAAAATGCCACAACAGACGAATCTTAGTGTATCTCCATATAATGATGATTTTAAATCTAACAAGAATTTTTACAAGCTTTTGTTTAGACCAGGATATTCTATCCAAACAAGAGAGTTAAATTCTATCCAATCTATTTTACAAAATCAGATTGAAAGTTATGGTAAATATCAGTTTAAGCAAGGTGATTTAGTAGTACCTGGAGAAGTATCTCTAAACACTAGATTAGATTATGTAAAACTGTCATCAGTTTCTGAGGTTGCTGTTAATGTTGATGGTAATATTGTTTTCAAAAAATATGATATAAAATCTTTAGTTGGTCAAAAAGTTCAAGGCGTAACTTCTGGTGTTACTGCATCAATTTTAGCAGCAGAATATGCATCTGAATCTAGTTCAGATGTTTTATACGTAAATTATGTCACTAGTGGTGATGCTGCAGATGAATCAACTTTTAGACAAGGTGAAACTTTAGAAGTAATAGGGGGTATCAATACACCCCTTCTTGTTGTTGGTACTGATGGTAGTGTTCTTCCAACATCGATAGAAGTTGTTAATCCAGATACAGGAGCAATTTCTTTTGTTGAAAGCAGAGCAATGGGATTTGCTTCTGGTGTTAAGGTTCAGGAAGGAATCTATTTTGTTAATGGTTATTTTGTTAGAAATAATGAAGAACTTTTAATAATAGACAAATACTATAATGAACCATCAGCAAAAGTTGGTTTCAAAATTCTAGAAGAAATTGTAACTCCAGAACAAGATTCTTCTCTGTATGATAATTCTATTGGTAGTTCAAATCAATCTGCTCCAGGAGCACATCGTTTAAAAATTGATTTGGTATTACAAAAATATGAGTATAATGAAGATACAGATAAAAATTTCATTCAAATTTTATCTGTTAAATCTGGTGTTATTCAAAGACAAATTAAACCATCAGATTATAATCTACTAGAGACGACATTAGCAAGAAGAACATATGATGAATCTGGAGATTATATTGTTGATAATTTCCCAATTGAAATAAGAGAGTTTTATCAAAAAGATAATAATTTAGGGATTTATCCACTAGGTACGGATGGTCTTGTTAATGGTTTAGATCCCGAAGAAGCAGTTAATAAATTAGTTGCTACCATTGGTGCTGGAAAGGCGTATGTTAGAGGATTTGAAATAGTAAATAAAGAAACAAAATATATTACTTTAAATAAAGCGAAAGATACTTTAACCAGAGATAATATTACACTAAAAACAAAAGGTCTTTCTTTATTTAAAATTACAAATTTATTTGGATCAGTTCCTTTAAATGATGAAGGTTCTGACGTAACATCTTATCCAAATGTATTTTTAAACTCTGTATTTAATGACGGATCAATTGGATCAAATAATACAGAAGCTACTACAGCATTAAAACAGACAATTTCTAGAAGAGGAACTGGTTTTGCTATTGATGATGCAATAAAAACGATATACATTGATGTTACGAACACTACTACAACATTAGCATCAGTAACAGAATCTAATTTTCAAACTATTTTAAATGATATTTGGTTTATTAAAACTAGAACTGGTTCAACTCCAGATACAGTTGATTCAGCAACTCCAGTTTCATTCTCCAAAGTTAAATTAAAATCTATTGACGATACTAGATTTTTCCTCGAACTAACGGTAGTCGGCAAGAAAAATATTTTAGATCTTTATTTAAAAGAATACGATGATGTTGGTGGTTCGAAGCAGAGAGAAATATTTCTATCACAATCTGATGCTTTTGCTAATAGCAATAAATTTGGACACATTGTTTCTTATAACGAAATAATTACCCCAGTTGTTGGAGTTACAAAACCAAAAAATCTTTCTTTAATAGAAAGAGGAGAGGGATTCAATCAAAATACAGATGTTGTTATTTCCAAAGGTAAACTAACCGATGGAACAACAACGTATAATTCTACATTTGGATTTAATTACTTCAATCCTGTATTTTTCACCAGATTACTTTTAGATAGTGTTATCCCACAAGATAATTTTGTAAATCAAAGATTCACTGCTGGTAAGTATATCACTGGATTGACAAGCGGTGCTTATGGAGTCATAGAAGGTTCTTCAACCACTTCATATTCTGCTGGTAATATTTTATTTGTGAATACTTTGTATGGTACTTTCCTCCCTGGCGAAAGTATTGCAGATGAATCTGGAAATGTTTTACGTATAGCAAATGAAAATACTGTATCACATTTCATTGTTGAGAAGAGAGGGAATGGATACACAAATCCAGTTGTACTATTAGATGGTGTTAGATACGATTCGTCTTCAATTGAAATTTCTACAGAAGGAAGCAGCATTTATAAAGTCCTTATAAAAAATAGAGATTCTGTACAAACTAGTTATTCACAACCACCAATTGTAACTATATCTTCGAGTAGCACTCCAGGAGTATCAGCATCAATTATACCAGTTTTATATAAAAACACAGTTTTAACCTACACTCCACAAAATATAAAATCTTTCCATGCTTCTTATGGATCTGGAAGTGCGTATTCTTTCACTGCTGATGTAGATGTTAATAGATCTAAGTATTCAGAATCAAAATCAGTAACTGATTATACTTTTTCTGGAAATGAAGGCGACAAATATTTAGAGTGCTCAGCATTTGAAGGAGATGCATCAAAAGATCTAGTACAAGGTGATGTTATCATCTTTACAGATTCTTTAAATAGAACTATTAAATTAATTGTTCAATACGCAACATCTCCTGATGGAGTAAAGAAATCAAGAATTTATTTAGATTCTTCTTTACCAGCAGCAGTTATAAATGCTTCTGTATTGAGAATTAGACCCTCATTAGAAAATCTATCTTCTTCATCTCTTGTTTTCCCAACAGGTAGCAAGCAAGTAAATTCTTTAGTGAAAGATTCCACAGATTCCAAATTTAAATATTACATTAGAAGAGATTTTGTAACTACAGGATCTTCTAATGGTGGTCTTATTACTTTTGCAGCGCAACTTCAATATGGAACACAACGTTTTGCAAGTTATAATGAGAACAATTTCTTAATAACAATTTTAGATAGAGGATCTGCAAGAAATATACAAAACGGAGATATCCTTTATATCAATCCTTCTTATGTAAGTACAGAAGTTTCAACAGATTCTACTGCTGGTTTAACTGCTGGCAGTGTTACAATTACTTTACCAAATAACTTCTTTACCGACAATAGCGGTGCGGCAATAACATCAAATTTCCCCAAATTAAAACTATCTGCTACAATAGAAGTTAGTAAGGCAAAACCAAGATTAAAAACTGCAATATCAAATAAACGTATTGTAGTAGTTTCTGGTGGCGACAAAGTGGTGCCATTAAGAGGTCAAGATTATGATACAGAAGAAGTTGAAATTTACTCTTATTCTGATGTGTATCGTTTAAATTATGTTTATGAGGGTTCTTCAACTAATCCACCATCTGTAGATACTAATGGCAATTTAATTTCTGGAACTGACGTTACTAATAGATTTACATTTGATGACGGTCAAAGGGACACTCATTATGATGTATCCAGATTAATTTTAAAACCAGGATTTTCTGCTCCTGTTGGTCAACTTGTGATCGGATTTGATTATTTTGATCACTCGCAAGGAGATTTTTGCACTGTAGATTCTTATTTACATGAAGCTGGTGTTGGAGCAGATCAAATACCATCATTCAATTCTTCTGTTTACGGTAACGTCTCATTAAAAGATGTTGTTGATTTTAGACCAAAGGCAGATAATTCCACAATAGTTTCTGGTTTCCAAGACACAACCTTATTATCCAATCAAGAATATGTAAGTTTTAGAGGATCTGGTGGAGTATTTTCTTCTACTCCAGCAACAGATGCTTCATTAGATTATACATTATCTTTTAGTGAAACACAATATCTGGATAGAATTGATGCTATTTTCTTAAACAAGCAGGGTCAATTTATTGCTAAAGAAGGTAACTCTTCGTTAAGTCCTACAAAACCAGATTTAATTGATGATGCAATTGCACTTTGCTATGCTTTTGTTCCTGCATTCACTAAAACAAGTAAAGATATTAGAGTAACTCCTGTTGATAACAAACGTTATACAATGAGAGATATTGGAAAACTAGAAAAAAGAATTGAAAGATTAGAATATTATACTACTCTAAGCATCTTAGAACAACAAGCATTAAATATGCAAATAAAAGATGAAATTGGATTAGATCGATTTAAGAGTGGTTTTATAGTTGATAATTTTGAAACACATAAAATTGGCAATTTAAATTCAATCGACTACAGATGCTCTATAGATACACAACAAGCTGTATTGCGTCCTCAAGTTAAAGAAGATAATTTATTTTTACAAGAAGTAATTACCAGAAGTGATGAGAGAACAAATGCTGGATATGTGAAGAATAACGACGTTATTACATTACCATTCAGCAGTTCAAAACTATTAGGAAATCCAAACGCTTCTAAAACATTAAATCCAAATCCTTTTGTGCTAGTTCAATATGTGGGTGATTTGAATATTTCTCCAAATATAGATCAATGGTATGATACATCTATTGCCCCATTAGTTTCTGATAACAACACAAATTTATTTACAATTTACTCGGTATCTGATGTAAAGAATGCTTTTGCATCATTCTATAATTCGTTTATTGTTACTTGGGTTGGAGCAAGCAGATCATTCTTTAACATCGCTTCATTTGGTCAAACAACTAGTGAAATTGCATCTTCATCTGTTACAAAAGCTTCTGTTGCTAGTGTATCAAATATCAGTCCGCAAAACAACGAAACAGCTCAAGGGGTCTCAGTAAATTCTTCTGGAAATACTTCCGTAATTTCTTCAGTTACTTATTTTACTAGAAGTATTCCAATTAAATACAATTTAACTAGGATGAAACCATCCACAAGATATTATGTCTTTATTGATCACATCAATGTAAATAGATGGTCAAATCCAGATACAATTTATACTGGAATACCAGGAAATTCTTTATCTTCTTTCAATTCTCCAATTGTAACTGATAGTAGCGGCAATGCCAGCGGCATCATTTTAATGCCTGCTGGTTATGCTCCAATTGAAAACACAACTTGGTCTGGAGATATCAATACTATGCTTTATGATGATACTTCAGATGAAGTTAGATTCCCAACAGGAATTAAAACAATTAGATTTACTTCTAGTTCCACAGATATTGATACTAACCTAGCAGAAAGTTATGCAGAATCTAAATTTTATGCTGTAGGATCTCTACCACAAAATCCTTCTGGAATTGTTTCAACGTTACCAGCAATTTTTAAAGCTAATGAAGGCGTTCAAATTGTTGATAGTGTAACAAGTAATAAGGAAAAACCAAGTCCTCTTTCACAGACCTTTAAAATTGAAAACTATGAGGGTGGTGTTTTTGTTACTGGCATGGATATATTTTTCCAACAAAAAAGTTCTAGTATTCCTGTTAGAGTTTATTTAACAAACGTTGATACAGGAAAACCAGGAAAATATATCATACCAGGAACAGAATCGGTTCTTTTACCCAATACGTATATAAGAGTAACTGTAAGTTCACAAATTTCATTGACGATAGGAGAAGAAATTAGAGGATCTAAATCTGGTGCTTATGGTCCACTAGCATCTGTTCTTGATAAAAATAATGTCATTGTTTCTGCAACATCATCTGGTTCAGTAACATTAAATAATGATCAGGTATACACATTAGTTTTGAGTAATAACAATGGGGTTTCTTTTGTTCAAGATGAATCATTAACTATTTCTAGTGTCAAAACTTATAATGCAGGAACATCTTCTTCCGTTACTGTAAATATCGTAAAAGATTCTGGAAAGATTGTTGATTTAAAAATAAAATCAGTTGGTTCCAATTACGAAAGCGCAGTTTTATTAATAGAAAGTCCTCAACTGCCAGGAGGAAGCACTGCTGCTGCGACCGTAGATGTCTCGAATGGCAAGGTATACAATGTAGATCTATCTTTACCTGGAAGCAGGTATACAGAACCACCAGCGGTCACTGTGAGGGGTTCTGGGACGGGTGCAAGTGGTGCTGTGATAGAATCTATTATCGAGATAGATACGCCCGCTGTGGTGATGGGAATTGCCACAGATTCGACTGGAACTACCGCATCTACAACACCAACAAGGTTTAATTTTAAACATCCAGTTTATCTTCAAAATAATACAGAATATGCATTTGCTGTAGAAACAGATTCTACAGATTATAGAATATGGGCATCTCGTTTAACAGACAACGACACGGCAACTGGAATTGCTATTACTACACAACCTTCACTTGGTTCTGTTTACAAATCACAAAACACTGATGTTTGGTCAGAAGATTTATTTGAAGATATTAAATTTACTTTATACCGTGCAGAATTTGATATTTCAAGAACAGCAAATCTTTATCTAACTAACTCCAATTTGGGGTACGAGAAATTACTTGCAGATCCAATTCAAACCTATGCTTTGGCAAATACAAATGCCACATCAACATTATTTAAAAACAATAATTCAATTGTTAAAGTTAATCATAGAGATCATGGTTTTGAATCATCTGGAAAATCGTATGTTTTCTTTAAATCATTGTCTAATGTTGGAGGATTTACTTCTAGTGTTTTAAATTCTTCTTTATTCAAAGTTTCTAACAGTGGTCTTGATTATTATAATATAGTTGGTCCAAATAGAGCAAGCGCAAATTCTATTGGCGGTGGAGATACCGCCTTAGCAGCGTTCAACAGAAAATATGAAAAACTTTTTGCTCACATTTCATATCTTCAAGCTCCAAAAACTTCCATCAATACTTATGTAAAAACAACAAATATTATTCCAGTAGATTCTAATACTCAAAACTACCTTTCATATTCAACAACTGATTACGAAAAAACATTTTTAAATCAAGAACACTTTTTCACAAATCAAAAAGTTGTAGCATCAAGAATAAATCAAATTTTAAATAACACAAACAATTCTTTACAGTATAAATTAGAACTTTCATCGACAGCTTCTTATCTGTCCCCAGTAATTGATCTTAGAGTTGCTTCGGTAAAACTTTCCTCCAATCGAGTTGAATCCCCATCGGGAAAAGAAGATAGATTTGGTAAGAAATACCAAGTGTTGTCATTCTTACCAATATATCAACTTAACATTTCTGGTAATGGTGCAACATCTATTTTATTAAATCAAACAGTAGAAGGGTTGACTTCTGGAACAAAAGGAGAAGTTGTTGGATATTCATCTGGTGTATTAAAAGTGAAAGTTACAAATAATGGTGTATTCAGACAAGATGAACGTTTGTATTTTGGATTACAATCTATATCAGGTGGTAATTTAAATGGTATTAATGTCTCTATTAATTCTGGTGGTGTCTCACTAAGACCTCTAAGTTTTGTAGTTGGTTCTACCATAGTAGCTTTCAACCCAAGTGATACGACTAAGAAATACGATAACAAAATAAGTGGTAAAATTATCAGTTGGGATCCTCAAGCAAAATTATTAATAATTGAAAATGATAAGTATCCAATTTCTGGAGATTACACCAGTAAAATTACTTTAGGTAGTGCGTTTTCAAGAAATGCTTCAATTTCTTCCCAATCTCCAGATATTTTTAGAATTGGAGATTTAGTTTTCTTCGATGAAATCACTACTGGAGAGGAAAAATATTATGAAGTTGGAGAGATGTCATTTACTAATGGCGTAGATTTTGTTCCAGAATCTGCATCAAAAAATAGTTCAGGCATAGCAAAATATGTTACAAAGGAAGTAAATATCAATTCTTCTGGAACTGCTATTGATACTAGATTAACTGTTAATGTAAAGGATATCAATAATATTAAAGTTTATTATAAATTCAAACCAGCATCTTCACAGGAAAATTTTGACGACATTGGATGGAATGCTTTCAATGTTGATGGAAATCCAGATACTAATGAAATCGCTACGCCATCAAATTCTCTTTCGTCTCAAACAGAAACACAAGATTCTTATCAAGAATTAAAATATAGTGCTTCTGGTTTATCTGAATTCTCTTCTTTTGCAATTAAAATCGTTATGCAATCTATAGATCCTTCATATGCTCCAAAAATTCAAGATATTAGAACAGTAGCTTCTTATTGATATGGCAGATTATTTGAAAGTGGAAGGTCACGAAGATTATATTCGTGACATGAATACAGGAGCAATTATAAACACGGCAGAAAAACCAAAAAAATCTTTTTCATCAGAATTCAAATCTGTTCAGCAAGATCTAAATAATTTAAAGAATGAAATTAGTGAGATTAAATCACTTCTCCAAAAATTAATTCAATGACATTACGTAGCGTAGCAAAAACTTTCACCTTAGATCAAACAAGATTAGAATTTAATTCTCTTGCTGGTGATGTGAATGATCTGTCATTGGCGTTTGATGAGAAAGTAGATGATAGGGTTTCTTCATTACTTGTTGGCGGAACTGGCATTTCTTCGACATATAATGATCTTGGCAATTCTTTGACATTATCAATTGATTTTACAGAATTTTCTACATCAAATATTACGGAAGGCACCAATCTTTATTACACCGATGAAAGAGTGGATGATAGAGTTTCCTCTTTAGTAGTTGGGGGGACAGGAATTTCTTCGACATATAATGATCTTGGTAATTCTTTGACATTATCAATTGATTTTACAGAATTTAGTACCACAAATATAACTGAAGGAACAAATTTATATTATACAGACGAAAAGGTTGATGATAGAATTGATTTATTGATTACAGCTGGAACTGGAATTCAGAAAACATATAATGATAGTTTAAATACTTACACGCTTGCTCTAGATTTTACTGAATTTAGTACCACAAATGTTTCCGAGGGTACTAATTATTACTATACAACTACTAGAGCAAATACGGATATAGATGCTAGAGTTACTGCTTCGTTTGTAGAACTTTTAGGCATTCGTGTCGGCAAACTTTCTGCAACTGCTGCACCAGCGACTGCTTCAAGTACAGGAACAGCGGGAGAAATAAGATATGATAGTTCATACATTTATATTTGTACTGCGGCAAATACTTGGAAACGAGTCGCTATTGCTACTTGGCCATAAATAATATGAGTTATTATTAATTGAAATGACTACATCAGAATTAAGAGAAAAATTTCAATCTCAACTAAATGAAGCAACTTTAAAAATTATTAAAATTGAAGAAGATCTTTCAAATGTAAAGGAGTATAAAACTAAACTTCTTGGTGCATTAGAAGCATTGGAATTATTATCTCAACAGGTTGAAGAAATCAAAGCGGAAGAATAATTAAAGATGTCTGCAATACCAGTTAATATTGTAATAGATAAAAATGCAAACTTTGATGCGACTTTTTACTTAAGCAATAAAGATGGAACTCCGTTAAATTTAACTGGGTACACTGGTGTTTCTGCACTTAAAAAAAGTTATGCTGCGACCACAAGCATACCTTTTACACTGACATTTTTAAATAGAACTTTAGGAGAAATTAAAATATCTTTAACTGCATCGCAAACGGGTGCTTTAGATAGAAGAAGATATGTTTATGATATTTTAATTACTTCACCAAATAATTATAAAACAAGAGTAATTGAGGGCATTGTTGAGGTAACTCCAGGAGTTTCTTGATGTCTTATAACGTAAGGGTAGCGAATAATCAATATAGAATTGGATATAGGCCAAGTCCTCAATATTCTCTTGACGTTAATTATGAAATACCATCTAAATCTACTCAATATTCAAATTTAATATTAGATAATATATCTCCTCAGTTTGACGGTGTTGAAACCACATTTCCATTATCTGTAGATGGAGAATCATATTATCCTTTAAATGCACAACAACTAATAATATCGATTGATAACGTAGTTTTAGATCCCTCGACAGATTATACTGTATCATCAAATCAAATTATTTTTACAAACCCACCTAGTAGTTCTTCAATTTTCTTTGGTGTTGCTTTAGCTACTACTGCAGATTTAACTAGAACGCTAAACTATGTAATTGATAGTGGTTCTTTTGTAATGTCCCCAGGACCAAAAGGAAACATGACTATTGATGTAACTGGTACTATTGATTCTTGGACAGTTGTATCAGATACTGAAGGAAATTTGGAATTAGATATTAAAAAATGCACCTATAACAATTTTCCAAATTTTACCTCAATCGTTGGTTCAGAACCTCCTCGTTTGGGGATTTTAAATCAATCTACTCAAAGAAAAAATAAAGATGAAAATTTGACTACTTGGCAATCACAAGTAAATGCTGGAGACATTTTTCAGTTTGAAGTTGTTTATGCAGTTAACATAACAAGATTTGTAGTTTCATTGAAATTGAAATTATAAATACAACAGGATATAAATAAAAGTAAACGCAAAGGAATCTCGGAGAGTTTAAATGGCACTTTTAGTCACAGATAATGGGGAAATTGAATCTCTACGTAATTTGTTAAATTACAATCAATCTATTCCCAGAAATCTCATTCTGAAACTTTTTACAACAAACACATATCCAGTTGAGAGCGATACTCCTTCTCAAACTGCTTATTATGAGCCATATACCAATAATAACACTCTTGGTTACGGAAGTGCTCCTGTAACTGGATATCCAGCATGTATTAATAACAGAACAGATCAAGATTATGCTGCTCAGTATGGCATCCTTTTAAACGGCAATCGTTGGAATATTGAAACTCTTCCAACCGCTGCAGTTACTGTGAACGGATCTGGCACTACTGGAACTTACGGTATTACCGTAACTTCAAACGCAGGTATTAAAAAAGGCGACTATGTAACTGGTGGTTCAGTTGGAACTGGAGCTTACGTAGTTGATATTGATAATTTAAATCTAGAATTGAGCGTAAAGAACACTGGTACGTTCACAACTCAACCACTTTCATTTGGACGTGGTAGAACAACTGCTTCTTATCCAGAGCAAACATTTACTTTTAGTGGCGCTGCTGGTGATGTTTATGGATACATGTTGGTTCGTGGCAATAATATGCCAACAACTATTCATGGTGTTGCTGATGCTGCTACTGCTGCAGTAGGAACTCAAATCTCCAAAACTGGTGTAAGAGGAACTATTGGTAACAATTACATCACTCTTGCTGCTGTTACTAACACAACCGCTGCTACTGGAACCTCTGGTCAGTTCTCACTTTCTGTAACTTCTACCTCGGGAGTGGCAGTTAATCAGCGTGTAACGGGAACAAACGTTGCTTCTGGTACTCGTGTTGTTGGTATTGCTGGAACTACAGTATATCTAAGCAAAGCTTTACTAGGCGCTGTTGCTGGAAACGTAAACTTCCTCAAGAATGTTGGTGAAGATCTAACCAACGGTATGGCAGTTTCTCAGACAGCATCTCCAAATGGTATCGATGCAAATACGGTCATCATTGGTATTGACGAAGAAACTGATGCTGTAAACGGAACCGTTAAAGTTTATTTAAGCAACATCCTAATTGATAACATCCAACCTTCAAACGGAAATGACACTGTTCTTTTCGATTATAGCAAGGTTACTGCAACTGGTCATGGCCTTGTAAAAGGCGATGTAATTTATATTGCACAAGGTACTGGAAACACAACCACTGTTTCTGGAACATACACCGTTTTCAACGTTATTGATTCTAACACCTTTACTACAACCAAAGCACTTAAAGGAACTGGATCTTTAACTCTTTATAGTTCAATTTTCTTCGCTGAAAGATTTACAAATGGTCCATACGCTATTCAAAACTCTGGTGACCAAATTAAAGTAACTCTAAACGTCAGCCTCGACTGATTAATCCAATTGAATTCTTTATTATGGGGGGATTGCACAACGATCCCCCATTTTTTATCTGTGTAAGTTGATAGATGTCAGTATTTTCATATGCTGGTACAGGTAACATAACTCCCCGTAGATTTGTATTTCTTGGGGAGTCAATTTCCTATAGCTATGTACCAGGAATTGAAGATATTTTTATACACTTGGATTTGGGTCCAAGTTTATTATCTGCTCCAACAGTTATAATAGATCATGGATCAGTGACTCAGCAAGAATCTTATACCCGCGAAGATTGGGGTTACATAAGATACGAGCAGAGTCGTTATGCATTCGGAGACATAAAGCTAGCAAGTAGCACTACATTCAAGGTTAAGAAACACTACGTTGGTAGTGGTCAAATATTTGAATTTGGTAAGTCGTATACAAGATTAGTAGCTCCTTGGATAGTTTCTGGAACAGTAAGGGTATCTGGAATAGGTCAAAGTAAATTTGTACCTAATTATAATGCTAATGGTATTGTAAGATTTAGAACATCTACCAATATCTCAAGAACAGTCCAGCACTTCGGTGCTGGCAAAATATTCTCAACATCTCTCTCGTCAACGACACAAGCGAGAGCGTTTAAAACAAGTGGACTCTTCAATGTTTATGGTGCGTCTGAACTGGCACAAACCAGATCATATCTTGGAGAGGGCACTTTACCAACATTATCATTAACACAAACCAACAAAGTATTTTCTTATGTTGGGTCTGGATCCATATTGTCTCTATCAACTAAGGTTGAGCGAAGAGTATATTCTTATAATGGATCTTCAGTATTTGATTTCAATTATCTAGATTATGGATCAGTTTCTCAATCTGCTTCTTCGTTCATACAACATGCAGATCTAGATGTAATAACTAATGTTCATGAAGATTGGGGATTAATTAGAGATACTTTCACAAGATATCCATTTGGAAGTAAGAGAATATCTGGAGAATCTTTATATTCGTTCAAACCAACATGGGTTGGTTCTGGTGTAATTAAACTTTCTGGTGTTGCATTCATAAAACAGAAACCAATATGGATTTCTTACTCGGAAATTCTTGTTTCTGGATCAGCAAAACCAAACTTCTCGTTATTACATCCTGGATCTGGTTCTCTGTTCAGTATTGGAGGAGGAGAACAAAGAAGGTCTTATGGTTATGAAGGATCTGGTAAACTATTCACAAGAATATCTTCGGTAGAATTAAATACAGAATCGTATGTTGGTTCTGGTATTGTTAAATCTTCTGGATCTGCAACAATTGCATTTACTCCAAATTGGATCAGTAGAGGTTCAACTAGTATTTCTGGTGCAGCAATTGATGTTCGTACTTCTTATTCTGAATCTGGATTTGGTCGTCTATTTAATTTAGTATCCAAAGAAGAAAGAAGAACGTATTCATATAATACATCATCTATAGAATTCTTCGATTATTTAGATTATGGTTTAGTTTCTGAAATCCACACATCTTCGTGGGATAATGGTTTGGTTTCAGAACCAAATTCTGGAAGAACCGATTGGGGTTATATTAGAGATACTATTTCAAATTATCCATTTGGTGCTCTCAACCTAGTATCTCTAACAAGACCAAACTTCAGTATAGGTCACACTACTTCTGGATACTTACCACTATTTGGTGGAGCAGCAGAAGCAACTTCTACACCAGCAAAAGTACAAGAATCCACTCTTAATATTACTGGTGTTGTATATTCAACAATCACTAATAGCTACTCTGGACAAGGTTTACTATTCAATATTGAATCTGCCGAAACTAGAAAACTACGCCATTACAATGGATCAGGTTCAATATTTGCAATTAATGGGGCAGCAGAAGCATTCGGCGCTAATCCTCTAGAAGACCCTGTTCCAATTAGAGTTATTGGTTATGCTAATACATCATTCACTCCTAATTGGAACTCGTTTGGTACTATACGTATAGAATCTGAAGCGGCGTATATTGTCACTTCAAATACTTACTCTGGATTTGGTCGTCTATTTGAGATATCAAATAAAGAAGAGAGAAGAACTTATTCTTACAATACTTCTTCAATTGTTGAATATACACATCTCGATTATGGGTCTGTATCAAATAATCATGCAAATAGTTATGATTACGAAGGAATTCTACAAATTCCTTCAATTACAGACGATTACGAATACATTATTCCAAATATCACTAGATATCCATTTGGTGATTTTAATATCTTCGGTATTTCCAAAACTAACTTCTCTCTCCTCCAGGTTGGAAGTGGAATCATCGGACCTCTTTCTGGAGAGGTTAAGATTAGATTCCCACCATTCCATTCTGGAGAAGGGGTCCTGTTTGGATTTGGTGGAGCAGCAGAATCTGTTCTATTCAATCCACCAGATATTACAACTGATATCAAACTTTCTGGTTCTGCAGCAGAAGTCACAGGATTTACTCCACCTTCCTCTACATTAGAAATTAAGATTTCTGGAGAAGGTTACGAGACAATCCTTAATGCAGCAGAACGTTTCATCAATATTGATATCTTTGGATCTGCCGCAGAAAGACGCACAGAATCTTATGCTGGTTCTGGAAGTATATTTGCATTTGCTGGAGCAGCAGAAGCGTTTGGCGCCAATCCACCAGATATTACAACAGACATTAAGATTTCTGGTATTGGTGGAGAAAGCACCTCTACATTTGTACCAATTGAAGGCGGCGTACTATTTGGATTCGGCGGAGCAGTTGAATCGTCTACTGTTTCTGAGGTAGAAGTTGCCAACATTATTATTTCTGGATCCGCAATAACAAATAGAATTCCTAACTTTAACGGTTCTGGAGTTATCAGATCTCTATCTGGTGCTGCTGTTACTCGTGCATTTAGTCCAGACGAGGAGCAGATTCTTCTCAACTTTAATGGATTTGCATCACAAAAATTTGTTTCAGCAAATGTTGGTGATGCTTCTCTTAATATCTTTGGAGAAATTTCCACTCCAATTCGCACATTTGCAGAGCAACCAACAGCGAGAATTTTTGTTTCTGGTGCTGGTAGCGAGAAGTTCTTACCAAACTGGAATGGATCTGGTACTATATTTGCATTTGCTGGAGCAGCAGAAGCGTTTGTTATCAATCCACCAGATCAAACCACAGATCTTAAATTCTTCGGATTTGGTAGACAATCGTTCTCTTATGCAAATTATAATGGTAGTGTTGAGTTTAAATTATCAGGTGAAGTTGAGATACCAATTCTCACCTATGCTGAACAACCAACAATTCAAATCAGCATATCTGGAACAGGAATTGAAAGAAATACAGAATCTTACTATGGTTCTGGATTGTTCTCTGTATTCTCTGGCGCCGCAGAATCTGTAGGATATAATCCACGAGATATTACCACAGATATTAAATTATCAGGTGATCTTGTTGAATCGGTTGGATTTAGAGAGATTGGATCTGGTATTATTCATAATATTTCTGGATCATCTTCTCCAGAAATTCTTACCTTTGCCGAGCAACCAAGAATTGAAATTGATATTACTGGAATCGGTAAGACAAACTTCTCTCTTCGTCATATTGGTTCTGGATCTATATTCTCCATTGGTGGAGCAGCAGAAGCAATTTCTGTCAATCCTCCAGATATTACGACCGACATTCAAATTTCTGGTTCAAGGGAATCTGAAAAAATTAGTCGTTCTGAAGTTGGTGATGTATCAACTCGCATCTATGGTAATGCATTTAAAACCAGATACATTCCAAACTTCAATGGATCTGGAACAATTTATGTTGATACAACAACGACATACAGTGAAACTGATGTTTATGATGGATTTGGTTCTATATTCTCTGTTGGTGGAGCAGCAGAATCCTTCACAGTCAATCCAGACGAAGAACAAGTTCTATTCTCCTTTAGCGGTAAAGCACAAGAAAGAGTTTCCATTACAAAAGTTGAGCAAGTTGAAATTGATATTTCTGGTGAAGTTTCGAATGTTTATCTTGTTAGATTTGAACGTGGAGATGGATTTATTAGAACTTCTGGAGTTGGCAAAACCAACTTCTCGCTACGCCACATTGGTTCTGGAGTTATTACCAATCTTTCTGGTGCAGCAGAATCTGTTGCATACAATCCATCTGAAGAACAATTATTGTTCTCAATTAGTGGATCTGCAACTGAAAGAAATACAGAAGCATACCGTGGCGAAGGAATTCTGTACAGTGCATCTGGTTCTGCAGAATCAACTGCAGTTGTACCAGAAACACAAGTTTCTACAAGCGAAGCACAAAACTTATTTAGATTTATTGGTAATGATGTAGATTCCAAATCCAAATCATACTCTGGTAAAGGAAATCTATTCTCTATTGGTAATTCTATTGATAGAGAAAGATTTGCATATGAAACTACTGGCACAATTTCTGTTGGCGGATTTGCTTCTTACGCTGAAATTAAAGCGTATGAAGGGATTGGAAGTATATCTACGTTCTCTGGTGCTGCAGAAGTTTCTTCAACTGCAGAATCGTTTACGGTTGATATCAAACTCACTGGATCTGCCAGAACTTCTGTTATTACTCCATACAATGGTAGTGGCGTTGTATTTGCAATTGGAGGATCTGCAGAATCTGCCACGATTAATTATCAAACTGATACATTATTTAAGATTTCTGGATTCACAAGAACTGCGAAATCCAAGTCGCATGATGGAGAAATTGATATTAATCTTCAGGGATCAGCAGGTGTTTCGTTCACTAGAATACCATATGTTGGTTCTGGAAATATTAATTTCTATGGTCTTGCACAACTCAAAGAATCAAATGTTTACTTTGGTTCTGGTTCCATACGCAAGCGTAGTAAAGCAGAAGAACCAACAGTTGGTCTATCTCATGTTGGTTCAGGAACTGTCAGAATTTCTGGTGAATCTAGATCCGTCATTTCTGTTGGGTATAATGGATCTGGAAGAATATTCGAATTTGGTAAAGCACAAGAAACATCTCCAGCAAGCAAATATTCTGGATTTGGTGTACTGGTTGTCACTGGTCAATCAATTAACAGAAAGGTACATGCTTCTCCACAAAGAGCATACGGATGGATTGTTTGATATTATAAATATTTTTGGTATCTTATAGAAATAATGACCACCCAGGTACAATTTAGAAGGGGTACTACCGCCGAGCACGCTCTATTTACTGGAGCGGAAGGTGAACTTACAATTGATACTGACAAGAATATGGCTGTCATTCATGACGGTCAAACTACTGGAGGTTTTGATGTTTATAGAGCTAGATGGGAGTACATTAATACATCACAAGTATTAGGAACCAGTTTGAGATATTTGGTTGATACTTCTGGTGGTCCATTAACTTTGACATTACCTTTGTATAACAATCAACTTGTTCCAAAAGCTGGAGACAGTATGGAATTTGTTGATGTTTCTTTTACATGGGATATAAATAATGTTACGATCATTGATCCTATTAATAGACAGTTTCAAAATACTTTTGAAGTCGTCGATTCACCATTAGTATTTGATCTGAAAGGAGCAAGAGTTCAATTAATCTGGGACGGCACTTACTGGAGGGTAATCGTATGACAATGTATATCAGCGATAGTTACAGATCTTCATCTGGTGGATCTAATTCCTCTGGGTTTGGATCTAATAATTATACTCTAGGTAATGATTTTACTATTCATGCCTTGCGTAGAGACGCTGATGGCATGTTGGTTTACACTAAAATTAGAAGTATTGATAGTGAAGTTGCCGATTTTTATAGATTGGATGGAACTCCTTATCTAGATATAGCAACTGGTGTCTACGACTATGTAGAAGAAACTACAGAGGATAAATCATATTACAATCATCCACAAGATAAATATCAACAGTACAGGTTTGATAGTCGTAAAGTGACATATTTTATTGATAGTGATGGTTATTTTGTTATTCGCTTCAACGAAGCATATAATCACACCACAGAAGGCCCCAAATAATAAGGAACGAAAATGGCAGATTTCAGATTAGGTAGATTAAAATTTAATTGGAGAGGTGATTGGACAGTCAATACTGCATATGTTATTGATGACATTGTAAAATTTGGCGCCAACACTTACGTATGTGTTTCAAATCACACATCAGCGTCCAACCAATCTTTCTGGTATTCTACCGATAATGGTAGATGGCAACTTCATACAGAAGGTATTTTCAATAAAGGAAATTGGGCGGCATCCACTTTCTACAAATTAAATGATATTGTAAAGTACGGTAATGTTCTTTACAGAACCATTGTTCCGCATACATCTGGCGCTAGTTTTGTAGAACCTAATTTTTCAGCGTATCTAGATGGGTTAAGATTTGAAGATACATGGAATAATACCGATCAATTCCAACCTGGCGATATCGTAACTCATGGTGGTTACAGCTATGTTGCAAAGACAATTAACGTAAACAAAGCGCCAAACCTCTTTTTAGATTCTGATTGGGAAATTTTAACAACTGGTTTCAAAGTTGTTGGCACTTGGAATGATTCTGCAACGTTTAAGCCTGGAGATGTTGTATTACTTGGTGGTAACTCTTACGTAGCAAAAGTTACTAACAGTAATAAAATCCCATCAGCAAACCCAACAGAGTGGAGTTTTGTTGTTGGAGGATTTACCTGGAAAGGAACTTGGACTACCGTTACAACTTATCAACCAGGAGACGCTGTATCAAGAAATAGCAATAGTTATATTTGTGTTGCTACTTCTACTAATAACACTCCAGAAACTGATGCTACAGGAACATATTGGAATTCCCTTGCTCAAGGAGCACAAACAAACGTATTAACGACTTCTGGTGATACTGTTTATCAAGCTGGATCTGGTCCTGCAAGATTGCCAATTGGTCAACAAGGTCAAGTATTAACTGTTGGATCAACTGGATATCCAGAATGGAAAGAAAATAATAAAACTGATCCTGTTTATTACGTCACAGTAAATGGTAATAATTTAAATGATGGAGAAAATATAACAAATGCATTTGCTTCTTTACGTCATGCTTGCGACAACATTACAGGTCCAGCAACAATTTATGTAAAAGCAGGAACTTATTACGAAACACTTCCTATTATTGTTCCAGAGCAAGTAGCAATTGTTGGCGATAACTTAAGAACTTCTGTTATTAAACCAGCTGTTGGAAATAGTTCTACCGTAAAACTTACTTTAGCAACTGTTCCTTTACCCCAGTATAGAGTTCTCGGAGCAACTGTTCAGGCTGGTGGTGGAGCACCAAAAACAGGTATGATTCTTGATGTTCAATCAGGAGGATCAGTAATTATAATCAAACCATTAACTGGTGGAGCATGGACAACTTCTGATACATTTGAAGCTGGCATCACTGATATTGCAATCACTGCTGTTGATGCAATTACTAATGAAAATTCCACCATGTTCTTCATGAGCAACAAAACAATGCTCAAAGACCTTGTGATGGATGGTATGAATGGATTTGTACCTTCTGTATCAGATCCAAAAGATATGAATACAGCGACCGTTAAAGGAGTATTTTTAAGATTAAATCCGAATTCTCCAACAACTAAATCTCCATATATTTCACAATGTTCTGCTTTTTCTAACACTGGTGTCGGAGCAATTGTTGATGGAAATGTACATTCTAAGTGGGAGGGCACAGCAACACCATCCAACAAATCCATGCTATTTGACTCGTTCACTCAGATTCACGAGCAGGGTGGAGTAGGATTCTGGATCACTAATAATGGTAATTCGGAAATTGTTTCTTGCTTTACTTATTATGCTCATATTTCTTATGCAGCAACTCGTGGTGGAAACATTAGATCCCTTGCTGGTAACTCTTCGTGGGGTAATTATGCTATTGTTTCTTCTGGATATAACACAGATGAGGCAACACTTAATGGAAATATTGATGGTAAAGAATTAAATTACACTACAGTTTCTTTAGTTGGAAGTTTCAACAGTGGTGAGAGAATCACTGGTCTAACTTCTGGAGCAATTGGTGAAATTATTTCTTGGCAATCCAGTGTTCAAAAACTTCTTTATAGACCTTTGAAAGGAACGTTTGCTCAAAATGAAGGTATTATTGGTCAAGAAACAGGAGCAACCGCCACTTTAGTTAATAATAGTTCAGCAAATCAAGGTACATCAGGATATACTTTTGCATTAAGTGGTCTATCTGCAGCTCCAAAGCCAGGTGGATCAATTGAGTTTATTACTGGTCCTGGTGGAGCAGGAGAAGATCCATTTACTTATGTTGTTGCTAATTCTTCTTACTCCGCACCATCAGGAAGAGGAACTTTATCTGTAACTAGAGGATTACTTGGTTCTGCTGCTGCTGCACATAATGGACTATCAACTTTAATTAGATATCAAACAGGAACTTCAACAACATTAACTGCACCTATTAGTTCAACTTCAGATTCAACAATTTATGTAACTTCAATTACTGGTATCACTATTGGTGGTTATATTATTATTAATAATGAAATGATGGGCGTAGTTGCATTCCCAACCGCAACTTCAATTACTGTAACTCGTGGTCAAGAAGGAACAACTGCTGCTACTCATTCATCTTCAGTTACTGTAAGAGCAATTCAAATTAAAGTTCCTGCACAAACAACAACTCTTCGTGATATGTTATCTTCCGATGGAACTATTAGAGTATTATCTTCTACTGGGGTTCTAGTCAATGATTATGTAAAACTAGATAATGAATTCATGCAAGTAACGAATGTTGCTACTGATACAACTGGAACAACATTGATTGTTCTTGCTCAAACTAAACCAACCCCATCTTACGATCAACAAGGATTTAAGATTAGATATCTATATTCTCAAGTAAGATTGACTGGTCATGACTTCTTGAATATTGGAACTGGTGGAAAAGTAACAACTAACTTCCCGAATTCTCCATTATCAGCACCAGCTCCAGGAAATGAAGTTACAGAGGCATTCCCAGGTCGTGTGTTCTTCGTTTCAACGGATCAAGATGGTAACTTTACTGTTGGACGTTATTTCAAAGTAAACCAGGCAACTGGTAGCACTACTTTGAATGCATCTTCGTTCGACTTGTCTGGTCTATCATCCCTACGTCTCGGTTCTATCGGAGCTCAGTTAGGTGAAAGCATTAGTGAATTCTCTGCTGATGTAACTTTATCTGCTAATAGCAATTCTAAAGTTCCTACACAAAGAGCTGTTAAATCATACGTGGACAAGAAAACCAAAACAAAAGGATTTACCTTCTGGGCTGGCGGAGCTTGATCAAATGGGGGAGTATTTAACTCCCCTTAGTTATAAATACTAATAAACAATCGGATTATTAAGGAGAATATTAAATGGCTTCTGGAATTTTGGGGACACAAACCTCATTAACTGCTAACACATTAACAACAATTTATACAGTTCCTGCTGATGTTACAGCATATGTAAACTTCAACGTTGTTAATACTAATGCAACTGCAGTTAACGTAAGAGTTGCTCTTGCTGCCGCTGCTACCCCAACTGCAGCAGAGTATATTGAATATAATGCTCAAATTGCTGGTTACGGAGTTCTAGAAAGAACTGGTGTCGCATTGCAGGCAGCGAAGAGAATTGTTGCTTGGGCAGATACTGCTGGAGTAAGTATCTCTGTTTATGGTGTAGAAGAATCTGCTCTTTGATAAATACTAATAAAGGAGATTAAAGTACAATGGGACGTTCACTTTCAGCAATATCTGAAACAAGAGTATCAGTAGCAGTAACTTCAAACTACTCAGCTTTAGCTAGTCAGATTTTGTTAATTGATACAACAGCTGCAACTTTTAATATTACTCTTCCAGCAAACCCTCTTATTGGAGATCGTATCAATTTTATTGATGCAGCTGGAAACTGTGGAACTAATAAAGCGGTAATTTTAAGAAATGGAAATAAGATTGCTAACTTAGCAGAAGATCTAGATTTTGATATTAAAAATGCATCACTTGGATTAATCTATACTGGTTCTGCTTACGGATGGTCAATCATTACTAACTAATATAGGTATATTCAGATGTCCAGTTTAAGAAATCTTTTAGATACAGCATCAACATCTCTATTACCTGTCGCCACTTATTATGGTCCTGGCAATTCTCACGAAATTTATTTTAGAGGTGCTCATTGTTGGGAATATAGTGATACCCACAGTTATAACAGACAGTGGTTTACTTGGTGCGTACCACCCAGATGTATCTGTAAAATACAGTTCGAAATTTGGGGCGGCGGCGGAGGCGGCGGTGGTTCTTGCTGTTGTATGACTAGTTGGCCAGCATATTCTGGACAATATCAAAAATGTACAGTTTGTGCAGCAGTTCAAGGAGTCAATCAATTGGATTGCTGCTGCTATGATATTTGCGCTGGATCTGGTACATGTAGAAATCCAGGCGGCGGTGGATACGATGGTTGTAAATCTTTTGTCGTTGGTCCTGGATTAGATAACTTCTGTGCTTGCGGTGGATGTCACGGTTATTCATGTTGTTTTGGTCATGCTTACTATGCTGGTGCATGTACAACTAGATTGAACTGGATGACTGGAGAACCATGGAATAGATGGCAAACAGATAAGTATTCTTGTGATTTAACTTGTCGTTCTTGCTGTAATCTTAGAGGAAAAGATTACTGGGGTGCAGTAGGTGGTTACAACCAATCAGATTGTCAAGATTGTGGCAACTGGTGCTGGATGAAGAGATTTGCTCCTTTTGCTCCAGGATTAGATGCAAAAATGGGAACATTTGCAACTGTCCGTTATCCAGAAATGGCTGATTGTGGTAGAAGATCTACTTTATGGTTGACAGGAAATAATGGCGGATTAAGTGGAGATTGCTTCAGAAATGGTCCTCCTGGCATGGGAGCGATGGGTTCCGACACTTACGGTGGTGGTTGCTGCTGTGGTAGTGAGGGCGCATATGGTCTTGTTAAGATTACATTATATTGTAAATCATAAGGGGGAAACATAAAAAATGGCCAATTTAAGACAATTATTAAACAAAGAATTTGCATCCACTGTTGCAGCTACTAACGGAAGCGTTGGTGCTTTTAACAAGGTAAGAGATGGCAAACAGTTTGTTTTTGCCCCCTATTGCAATTTAGAAAACTGCGATACTTCTTATCACTCTTACTGCTTACTTAACTGGTGTGTTCCATGTGGAACAACTCAAATTACATTTGAGATGTGGGGCGGCGGCGGGTCTGGTGCTGGTGCTTGCTGCTGCCAACAAGGAATGCCAGGAGGATCTGGAGCATATGTTAGAAAAACTTTAACAGGAGCTCAAATTCAAGGTGGTTGGTGTTATTCTTTATACGTAGCGCCACCAACTTGCTGTTCTGCTTGTTGTGTAGGAATTCAAGGTTGTAAGTCGTGGATTACTGGTTGCAACTTATCTAACTTGTGTGCAGAAGGAGGATTGCCAGGAAAGACATGCTGTTATGCTTTCTGGTCTTCTGATTTTAGATGTTTGGATAGAGTTTATTGGACTGGTTGTGGTGGTTATGATCCTGTTACTAGTTGTGCTTGTGCATATGGCGGAGATTGTATGATTCCAGGAAGACCAGGATTCTTTAGAACTTATAATAGTGCAAATAATTGCTATGCCAAAATAGGATTAGCTTATCCAGCAAAATTAATTGACGATCTTGGCGGTCATATTATGTCTAATACTTCAGGTAATGCTTGTATTAATGATTGGACATATTGTATGGGAACTACGCCATGGGCATTCAACGCAAACTGTAATAATACATTACCTGGAGTTGGATCCCCATCTGCTACTAGTTGTGGTGGTGGTTGCTGTTATGGTTGGAGAGGTGGCGGAGGTTTAATTAGAATTACATATTGTTCTTGTTGGGTTGGTGTGAACGCTAACTGTGCATATCATTTCTGTAACTAAATAATTACCAATAAAGGAAGTAAAAATGGCTAGTTTAAGAACACTACTAGATATAGTATCTGAAAGTTCAATTGCAGCTGCTGCTCAACCAAACACAACAACAAAATTACCTCCATTTCCATCTACTGGTTATAGAGTTCAATACATCCCAGCTTTCTGTGGTGCAACTTGTCAAGGTTGGACAACTGATTATAACTATTATGATTATCCTTCTTGGACAGTTCCAACTGGAGTAACTGATGTTATTTTCGAAATTTGGGGTGCTGGTGGTGGTGGTGGTTCTAGTTGCTGTTGTTCGAGAGGTGTTCCAGGTGGTTCTGGGGCATATGCTTATAAAAGAGTTCAAGGATCTAGTATTGCTGGTTGCACCTACGCAATGGAGATTGGTCAACCAGGACAAGGGAGAGATGGTAATGCTTGCGGTCAACCAGGAGGAAAAACTTTTATCACAGGATATGGTTTAAGTAATTATTGTGCAACTGGTGGTCATGGTGGTTGTTCTTGCTGCTTTATGTGCTGCTGCACATGGTATGTCTTAACTCAGGATGGTGGAGCAAGAACTGGGTGCCTTGGTGGTCCTTGCGCTCTATTTTATGGGGCAGATACTGGCGCTGTTGGAAATCCTGGTGCAGCATTTATGTGGTGCTATGATAATCACTGCTGGAATAAGCAATGGTTCCCATATCCAGGCGGTCTTGTAAATGGTAAAGGAGGATGGTTACCAGCAACTCAATGTGAAAATAGTGGTTGTGGTTATTGCCTTCTACACAACGCATTGACACAACTTCCTTGGGGTGGTGGTTTCAGTGAGCATAATTATGTTCCTGGCGTTGGAGGAGCGACTGGATGGACCTGTGGTGGTTGTTGCTATGGTCAACAAGGAACTCCAGGACTGATCCGTATTAGTTACAAGTAATTATAAATAATCGTATAAAGGACACGTAAAAAGGATTATGGCAATCAAAACTATTTCAAAAACGTTTACTTATTCCTTACCAGATGATTACTTAGCACAAACATCTGAGTTAGGATTAACTGCGGAATGGACTTATGAAGGTCCTGAAAAACTTTATGTTTTTGTTGAAAATGCAACAGGAAATCTTCTATTTTCCCAATCATTCATTCCTACAGATGGATCCGAAGATGAAGAAAAAGGTGCTGCATTAAGAGCTGGTTTAGATTGTACTGCGGTTCTTCTAACTCCAGGATCAAATGATGAACACGCTTTAATTGCTTCACTATATCACGCAATCGATACTTCAAGAGCTGCTGGTTATCCTCAAAAAGAGTATAAAATTGATGGAGTAACATTATATGAGCGTCCAGATCCAACATCACCAGATCATACTTATGAGCCAACAGCATTCAAGTATGATCTAGAAAAAGGTGAATTTGTTAAGCCATATGCATGGAAGCAACCATGGATTTCTATGGAGCAGCATGTAATGGTTAGAGATGCTATTCTTGCTGGAGCAAAAGAAGATCTAGAAAATGGAGATCTTCCAGAAGAAATTAAAGCAAAGATGCCAGAATATATTGAAAAACTAGAGCAAACATATGAAAAATTTGCTGGTTGGGGAGTACACATGATTCCTTTCCCTGACGATCCTAGAACTCCTCAAATTGACGGATTTGTATGGTGATCTTTTGAAGAGGCGGTAATCCGCCTCTTTTTTTGTGCCTAAATAAGTATGTGTTAAAAATAAATCATTTATTAATTGACCCGATATGAGACCAAAATCATTTTTTGTGAACGGTGGTGCAGGCAGAGTATTATGTTCTATTCCAGCGTTTGAAAAGTATAAAGAAGACCATCCAGAGGAAGATTTCGTAATTGTCTGCGAAGGGGGAACTGATTTTTTTAAAGGTCATCCTAACCTATATTCGCACGTTTACGACAATTGGCACAAAAATCTTTTTAAGGATAAAATAGTTCATACCGATATTGAAACTCCAGAACCATATCGTATTTGGGAATACTATAATCAAAAATGTAATTTATCCCAAGCATTTGATATAGCAATTAATAAAAAGGGGATTAGAGATCTTCCTCCCCCAACAATCAAATTATCAAGAGAAGAAGAAATAAATGGTAAATTTGTTGTTACTGAAGTAAGAGAAAAAACTAAAAAAGAAAAGACGGTGGTTTTTCAACCATTTGGTCGCGGTGTTCAAGTAATGGGCAATTTGATTGTCGATTCTTCTGGAAGAAGTTTTGAATATAATAATGTTATAAGCATTGTCAAGCAATTACAGAAAAAATATTCTGTAATTGTTATGTCAGAATTGCAATTAGATTTTCAATTAGAAGGCGTAAAAGATCCAGTAGCTGCTCCTTCTGGAATGCCAATCAGACATTGGGCAGGGGTAATTAAAGAAGCAGATCTTTTCATTGGTTGTGATTCTGTTGGTCAACATATTGCCCATACCGTAGGAACTCCAGCTGTCGTTGTTGTTGGATCTACGTTTAAAGAAAATATTTCTTATCCAAATTCTGATAAATTTGAAGTTCTTGATATGGGGGAGGGTCTTAGAATTTATGATCCAATTAGAATTTCTATGGATGAAGAATCCGCCAGAACAAATGATGGCATTATGGCAATGAATGATAAAGTCGAGGAAGTCATTTTAAAATCAGTTGAAAAATTGATGAATAAATACTATAAGAAACCAACAGTGAAGGTAATTCTTCCGACTCAAGAACAATCTTCTTCATGTTGCCCCCCAACATTAAATCAACAACCTTCTAATAATCCAAACATTATCCCAGCATTATTAGAAAATTCTAATCAAAATATTTTAGATAAAATTAATAAATCTTCGGCATCTGGGTTTGCCAACACTGTAAACATTAAAAAATGATTTGAGGTATATAAATGACAATTATTGCATCCGTTGCTCGTGGTCATAACGGCAGCACGACATTGCTTGTTGATGGAGAGGTTGTTTTTTACTTAGAAGAAGAGCGCCTGTCTAGATTTAAATACGATGGTTCTCCTTTATTGGGTCTTGCCAAAGTATTTGATTATGTTGATCATATTGATCATTTAGTTGTTTGTCACACTCACCGTGCTGGATCCAAACTTGATTGGACTGGAGAAGACATGTATGAAGGATGGGTGCGAAAACTTGCCAAGAAAAAATTTGAATTTGAAACTCATTTTATTGATGTAGCGCACCACGAAATGCACGCTGCGTGTGGTTTCTACAATTCTGGATTTGAAACTGCTGCTTGTGTGATTGCTGATGGAGCAGGAAGTTTTCTTCAACTCGATGGTTGCCCAGATATTTCATACGAATTTGAAACTATTTTCCAAGCAAGTTATCCTAATACGTTTGATACAGTTTATAAGCATATTGGAACAAAAGCAGCAATAGGTTTTCATGAATTAGAATCTGGTGTTTTCCTAACAGAATACCCAGGTTTGACAAAGATGTATGAAGCAGTAACTCAATACTGTGGATTCCCTGCTATTGAAGCTGGTAAACTAATGGGACTTGCTCCATATGGTAAACAAAATGATGAATTGCCTTCCTTCTTTGATGGTGAATATGGGAATAGAAGTTTAATTATTCCTACCTATCCAAATGCTGCTCAAATTAATATTCATCGTTATCCAATTTTAGCAAATGATGTTAAGCAACATGTGAATGGAATTAGTGAGTATACTCAAATTCAAAAAGATTTGGCATATAAAATCCAAGAAGAATCATCAAACAGAATGGTTCAACTAATTCGTAAAGCACACGAAGAAACAGGAGAAAAAAATATTGTTGTCTGTGGTGGATACGGATTGAACTGTGTTGCTAATTATAAGTATTGGAAAGAATTTCCAGATCTTAACATCTATTGTGAACCAATTTCTCACGATGGTGGAACTTCAATTGGCGGAGCAAAATATGTTTGGAATGAATTGACCGAAAATACCAAAACTCAAAAACAATCTTCTGTTTATTATGGACCACAGTATTCTCCAGATACTTATGAAACTGATTTGAGCACTTGTGGAGTTACTGATATCAAAGAAACATCTTATGATGAGGTAGCTGCTTTAATTAGAGAAGGTAATATCGTTACAATGTATCAGGGTCGTTCTGAAGGTGGTCCTCGTGCTCTTGGAAACCGTTCTATTCTGTTTGATCCCACCATTAAAGATGGTAAGGATATTGTCAATGCTGTAAAGCGTCGTGAATGGTTCCGACCTTTTGCATGTTCAATTAAGAAAGAAAAGGTTCATGATTGGTTTGATCTTGCTGGTCGTGATGAAACTCCACACATGATGTATGCTGTATCATGTCTAGAAGGAGTAGAAGAAAAAATACCTTCAGTTATTCACGTTGATGGAACTTGCCGCATTCAAACGGTAACTCCAGAACAGAATGAGCACTACTATAATCTGATTGATGCATTTGAAAAACTGAGCGAAGTTCCTATTCTCTTCAATACCAGTTTTAATCTTGGAGGAGATCCTTTAGTAGAAACTATAGAAGACGCAGTAAAAACTTTAAACAATAGTGATATTGAATATCTTTATTTGCCAGAAATTCAAAAATTAGTAAAAATTAGTAATAAAAATAAAGAATGATTTATGTGGATACTTGGGGTAAATACTGCACATGATAGTGCCATTTGTTTAATGCGGGATGATAAAGTTGTTTTACATCTCCAGGAAGAACGAATATCACACAAAAAACATGACAAAGAAATAGTTTATGTCATTGATTTAATTTCAAATTATACAAATCAATTAGATTATGTTGCATTCACCCACTTATATAATCATCAAACAGATTTTGGAACATACTACAAATTATTTGCAAAGGCAGGAATAACAGTAACAAACTATGTAAATTTGAGTGAATATCATCACGCTTTACATGCAGCATGTGCTTTTTATAATTCTGGTTTTGATGACGCTGCTTGTGTAGTAATCGATGGTGCAGGTTCTGATTTATCATTTGGTAAAGAAAATGAATCTATTTTTGATATGTCTTTTCCAATAGATTGTAATTGTGTTTATAAATCTGTTGTTGGTTATGGTAACATTCCAGTTGATAATGAAGAACACGAATTCGTAGATCCTGTTTCTAGAATTAGTGCTGGCATGGTATATTCTGGTGTTACAGAATATCTTGGTTGGGATGGTTTAGAATGTGGTAAGACGATGGGATTATCTTCATATGGAACAGAAGATAAAAATATAAAATGGATGTTATCCGAAGATGGTGGTAATAAACAATTATTTAATTTGTTTGATTACAATCAATTCAAATTTGTTGGTGTGAGGATGAAGCAGTATGAATATCTTTCTTATTCCAAAGATGAAGATGATTTAGAACGAAAGAAACAAAATCTTTGCTATGTTCTTCAAAAAGAATTTGAATTGTATATTATGCAATTGGTGTATAAAGCACTATCACTTACAAATAAAAAAAATATAATTTTAACTGGTGGGTGTGCTCTTAACTGTGTTAGTAATTACAGATTACTAAAGAATCTTCCCAGCGACGTAAATTTATACGTAGAACCTATATCTGATGATTCTGGAACTGCAATGGGAGCTGCCAAATTAACTTACTATAAACATCAAAGCAAAAAATATTTACCAAATTATAAAAAAACAAATATTACAAATTTATATTTTGGTCAACCCATTAATTATGAATACAATTTGTATGAATGGGAAGTGCAATCTGAGTGCTCTTCAAAAGATGCGGCACAATTAATTGCTGATGGAAATATAGTTGCTTTGTGTCAAGGAAGATCTGAAGCAGGTCCTCGTGCTCTTGGCAATCGTTCTATTCTTTTTGATCCTAGAAATCCTAAAGGAAAAGATATAGTTAATAAAATTAAAAAAAGAGAATACTTTAGACCATTTGCTGGAACTGTTTTATTAGAACATGCTAGAGAATGGTTTGATATGGATAGATTGAATGAAAGTCCTTTTATGATGTATGCTGTTGATGTGTTAGAATCAAAAAGAGATTTGATCCCAGCAATAACTCATGTAGATGGAACGTGTAGAATTCAAACTGTAACTAAAGAGCACAATTTAAATTATTATTCTTTAATCGAAGAATTCTATAATCTCACTGGAGTTCCTATATTATTCAATACATCATTTAATTTAGCTGGCGATACAATCGTAGAAGATTTAAATGATGCCTTTAGAACCATGAGAAAAAGTGACATTGAATATTTGATTTTACCTGAAATTAGTAGTATGATTTATTTTCCAAATGAAAAAAATCTTTGTTAATGGTTGTTTCGATGTCCTGCATCCAGGACATATAAAACTTTTTAAGTATGCCAAATCTCTTGGAGATTATTTAATTGTTGCTATAGATTCAGATGAGAGAGTTTCTGAGATGAAGGGCAAGACAAGACCAATTTTTTGTCAGCAAGATAGAGAAGAAACTTTACAGGCAATAAAATACATTGACTCTGTTTATATTTTTAATACAAAACAAAATTTAGAAGATTTGATAAAATCCATAAATCCTGATATACTAGTAGTAGGATCAGATTGGAAAGACAAAGAAGTTGTAGGTCAACAATATGCAAAAGAAGTTCGGTTTTTCGACAGAGTTGGAACTTTCTCCACAACCAAAACAATACAAGGTTCTTCTTATAGGTGATTCTTGTATTGATAGGTATGTTTATGGTAAGTGTTCTAGATTAAGTCCAGAAGCTCCAGTGCCTATTTTAGAGTTCTCAAAAACATATCAAACTATGGGTATGGCATGGAACGTTCGTTTGAATCTACAAGCATTTGGAATTGAAGTTTACATGATAACCAATAGTAATCGTCCAATTAAAACTAGATATGTAGATGAGAAATCAAATCAACAACTCATGCGATTGGATGAAAATGATATTGTTGATGAATTTAATTATGAATTACCAGATCAAAATCAATATGATGCTTTGATAATATCCGATTATAATAAAGGATTTTTAACACAAGAAAAATTATTCGAATTGGTTGATTGGTTTGATGGTCCTGTGTTTGTTGACAGTAAAAAAACTACTCTCCCATCAGATTGTTATCTAAAATTGAACGAATTAGAAACTAATCGTTTACAAGGTGAATATCCTTTTTTAATTACTACAAAAGGATCTGATGGCGCAGTTTATAAAGGAAAACATTATCCTGGAGTACCAGTTCCAGTATTTGATGTAGCTGGTGCTGGAGATACATTTTTAAGTGCTTTGGTTTACTTTTATTTAAAATGTGGTAGAATAGAATGTGCTATACCATATGCTAATAAGGCAGCTGCCATAGCAGTTCAAAATAGAGGAACTTATATTCTTACATCAGGAGACGTAAATGATTTATGTAATTGATATTGACGGGACAATTTGCGACAAACCAGAATGTAGAGAAGATGGAGATTATGAAACAAGTATTCCCAAACTAGATAGGATTCAAAAAATTAATGCTTTATATGATGAGGGACATACAATTAAATATTTTACCGCTAGAGGAATGGGTAGATATGATAACTCAAGAATTCTTGCTCAAAAACATTTTCAAGATTTAACTTATGTTCAACTTAAATCTTGGGGTTGTAAGTTCCATCAATTAATTCTAGGCAAACCAGCAGGTGATATATACATTGATGATAAAGGAGTAAACGCAAATGAATTCTTCTGATCTTAATATTAAATTAGTTCCAAAGGGGTGGGGATTTGAAAAATGGATCGTAAATAATGAAGAGTATTGTGGAAAACTTCTTTATATGGTTAAGGATAAAAAGTGCTCTTGGCATTTCCATGAGAAAAAAAGAGAAACATTTTATGTTCAGTCAGGAGCAATCAAATTATTTTTTGGAATGACTGATGATTTTAGTCAGGCTTCTTACGCAATTCTAAATGCTGGAGACAAATTTGAAATCCCTAGGGGTATGCGTCATCAAATGATTGCTCTTTTAGATACAGAATTATTTGAGTTTTCTACAACTCATTTCGATGAGGACAGTCACAGAGTTATGAAGGGCGATTAATATAATCTTCTACAGTGGTAAAATTGTAATCAATCCAGTTCATATTTGCACGAGTATTGTTTTGATATTTACCTTTTAAATTTGAGGGGAAGGGAATTGTTTTAATTTCCGCCCCCTCTTTTTTTGCGACCAATTCTGCAATTGTTTGAAATGATTTTGATACTCCTGTTCCCAAATCATAAATTCCAGAAGGTTGAGTTTGATTTAAAACAATATTAACTATATCACCAACGTAAATGAAATCACGATAATAATTTTCTGATCCTTCAAATACTTTTATTTGTTTTGTTTCTTTTGCTTGCCAAGTAAATTTACTCACTGGACTTGCTTGATCTTTTTTGTGATTTTCATTTTCTCCATATACATTAAAAAATCTATATCCACAAATGTTTTTAAATTTATCTAAATTGTCTTGAACATAATAATCAATTTGAGTTTTTGTAATTGCATAATAATTTAAAGGGTTGACTTCTCCACATTCTGATAGTCCATAAACAGAAGCAGACGATGCATATTTAACTGGGATTTGATATTCAATCGCCTTTTCAAACAAAGCAATAGTATATTCTACATTATACTTGTGCAATTTATTAATATCTTTTTCAGTAGTTGAAGATATTGCTCCTAAGTGTATTATTTCATCTATCGTATCCCAACTTTTGAAATGCTCTAGAACAGGAAAAGCATTAAAATAATCAACAGCTACACTATCTCCTATAGTGCTAGCAAAATGCTGACCAATAAATCCTTTACATCCAGTAAGAAAAATCATATTTTCAACCCATTTATAAATAAGTATAACATAGAATAATAGCATCTTGTAGAATGCCAGTACCCACATTTGGATATTTAGCGTCCATTATTCCAACTAAAAAAACAAGGACAGTATTGCACGTTGCTCCCAATTCAAAAATTGTTGAGGGAACTATTACTGTAACTCATAAAAACCCATATCCAGTAAGAATACGAATTGGTGTCTCTTCTGGATCTTTGACATCTTTTAGCGCATCAAACTATGTAATTTACGATTGGGTTATTGATCCTGGGGAAAGTTACGAATCAAATACAATATATTATGGTAACAACCAATCATTAGTTGTTTATAGTGATGCTGATGATACTAGTTTTATCATTCATGGTGAACAACAAGATAACCCAACTAATTCTGGATTTTTAGCATCAGTTAAAATTCCAACTGCAAGACAAAAAAATTTACTATACACAGTTCCAGCAAATCAAGAATTAAATGTATCTTTGTTTGCAACCAACCAAGGACCAAATCCTGCAACGATAAGAATTGGTGTTAGTGATACTGGGATAAATTTACCTTCTGCAAATTACTTAGAGTATGAAACAGAATTAAATCCAAGATCGACATATCAAAGAACTGATATCAAGATGAGTGGCGGTCAAAGTTTGATCGTGTACGGAAGCACAACAGAAATTAGTTTTGCTGCTTATGGCAAATTTAATTATAACGTAATTAGTTCTGATTTGTCAATTGCTGGTAATTTAACTGTTGGTCTTGATTCAGATTTACAAGGAGATGTTACCGTTGGCGGAGATTTTTCTGTTACTGGTATTTCAGATTTTAGTGACGACGTTACATTTAATCAAGATGTTTACATTGAAGGTACTTTTAGAATTGGTCCGACTGGATCTCCTAAATTTACAGTTGCTCCATCCACTGGCAATTTAACTTCTAGTGGTAGTGTAACTTTATCTGGCGGAGCTTCTATTGGAGGTAATTTAACAATTAACACGAACAAATTCATTGTTAATTCAACAACTGGTGATACTACTATTGCTGGTAATGTTTCCTTGTCTGGTGGTCTTTCATCTAATTTAAACATTCTAAATAATAGGGTAATAAACGTAGCAGATCCAACCAGTTCATCTGATGCTGCTAATCGTAGGTATGTCGATAGTAAATCCATTGCCTTGGCAATTGCTCTCTCATAAAAAGGAAAACTCGGAGTTTATAAATGGCTAAAAGACAAATTAGAGATTATGTTTTTACACCAGGGGTTGCTGGTTTTGGAAGGATTAAAGTTCTTGATAAAATTTCCAAAGAGCAAATTTTGCTCATAACAAATACTACGGCAAATGAAATTCTATATTCATTTAGTGATCCTTTAAAACAAATTATAGTAGAATTTGATGAAACTACTTTAGGATCCGATCCAGATTTTCCTTACGCAAATACTCTATCGAACGGCGTAACAACGATTCATTTTCAATATAATACTACACAATATTCTTCAACAGATACTATTCAAATTTTTGTAGAATCAGAAGATTTAAAAATAAGACCATATGATTTTGGCACTGACGCTATTGAGCGTATGAGAATGGCGGCACCTCAATCTATGATTGACGCCGACTTTGAATATGGAATTCAACCAACAAAATGGCAAGCAATTGATTTGATGAGAGGTTACCCATCAATCTATGAGCAACCTGGAGCAGATTTGTCAGTTTCTGCTATAGTTACAGACGCTAGTAATGGGACTGGAAACATTGGTCCTTCATTAATATCAGTTACAACAGAAAATGATCACGGTTTTTCTGTTGGGGATCCTATTACTCTTAGAGGAATATCTGATAATGTTATTGGATTTTCAAAAGCAGAAGGATCTTTTATTATTAGTTCAATAACTGATTCAAAAAATTTCGCATTTTATGCAAAAGGAAGAGTTGGAACATCTCCAGCAACTTCTCTTTTTGCATCTGCCGTTCAATTAAGAAGAGCTGGATTCTACAGTGGATCTGAAATAGGTACTCCAACTTTTTCAATCGCTTCTAACGGAGCTAGTGGTCAAGTATCTACAAGAGGTGTAAACCCATCTGGTGCTAATATTATAGGTGTTAATACTGGCACTATGCCTCCAATTGGATCACCTTTATCTGGAACAGGATTACCAGCAGGAACTCAAGTTTCTGCTGTTGTTAATTTAAGTTCTACACTTGCAATTACTTCTTCATTTACTGCTCCATCTTCAACTATTATTTTCAACGAAACAAGTGGAATTGCTATAGGTTCCGCGTTAGATAATGGATCTGGAACAACAATTTTTGTTACAAATATTGAAGGTAACACTGTTTCTTTATCTTCACCATACACAATTAGCAAATCTGGTAATAGCTTCAACGCAGTTTCTACTCCTGGGGCGCCAGTTAATTTTGGACTTGGTAGTGGTGCTCAATTTAATGTAGATAGAACTAGTGGAGCTTATGTAAACGTAGCAATTAATCCAGACACTAGTTATTCATATATCATGGGAAATTATGTTGGTCTTGGGTCTGGCGCTGCTTTTGGAGTTGAAAGAAGAGGAGCAAATTCTGGAAACGGAACATACACAAATGTATTCAAAAATGCTAGTGGATCTGGTTATTCTGCATCTGAAACAATTACGATCTTAGGTTCTTCTGTTGGGGGGTCTAGTCCTGCAAACGATATTGTAATTACAATCTTAACGGTTACTGCTACTGGTGGTATAGACACATTCAGTTATACTGGAACTGCGGCAAATACTATAACAAAACGTGGTAGTAATTATACAATTGGAGAAAAAATTGTAATCTATGGTAATGCTTTAGGTGGTACTTCTCCTGCAAATGATCTCAATATTGTAGTAACTGGTGTATCTGGAAGTGGGGGTATTACAAATTTCCTTGCTTTTGGAGATGCTGTTCCTTCAACCAGACAATATAATTTCTTAGATGGTCCAACTAGCGGTTCTGGTATTAATGCTTCTTTTAATGTAACTAGAACAGGTAGTGGTAATAGAGTAGCTCAAGTTGATGAAGTGACAGTAGGTGGAAGTGTAGAGACCGATGACATATTTACAGTTACAATTAACGGAACAGGATATTCATATACAGCATTAGCTGGCAATACTTTAACTGCAATCAGAAATGGTTTAATAACAGCAATTAATTCTGGTCAATCTACAGTTTTTGCTGAAGTTGGATCTTCTCCAGAAAAATTAACTATTACTGCAATATCAGCTGGAACTGCTTTCACTTCTTCTGTTTCTACCACGGAAGGTGGTGGCGGCGCCGCAGATTCACAGACAATCACAAGAATTACGCTAACGCCAAATGAATCTGGAAATAGCAGCCCATCATATAGTGCAACAGTTGTAAACGGTGGTTCTGGTTATCAACCAAATGATACTATTACAATTTTAGGTTCGGAACTAGGTGGAACAACTCCATCAAATAATTTAATAATTACTGTAACATCCGTAAACGCTCAAGGAGGAATACAGGCATTTAGTGTTGCTGGTACAGCTTGGAATGGTAATGCTCAATTCTTTAATATTGGTCCTAACCCAGTTGCCTTTAATGCTACATTTTTACCAAGAATTGTTTCTGGTGCTTATTCTCCAACTGTTACTTCTGGTGGAACTGGGTACTCAATAGGATATCAATTTAGAATTGTTGGTACGACATTAGGTGGAAGTTCCCCTGCTAATGATATGATTATTACTGTTTCTAATATTAATGATTCAGGAGCAATTACTGAAGTTACTGCTACTGGTACTCCTCTTACTGGAGATACAATTGCATTTTTCCCATCAATATCATTAACAACTAACACCACACAATCATTACCAGCATCCACTACTCTTAACTATAGTGCTATTGCTAAAATACGTGCTCTGTTTACTGGTAATCATGGATTAGTTCCAGGAGATACTATTTTAACAGCAATCACATCAGCTGGAACAAATCATACTCTTGCCGCAGGTCCATTCTTTGTTGATGATGTACCAGCTTTAAATGAATTAATTTATACAGCAAGATCAACTGGTACAATATCAGTATCTCCATTAGCAATTACTGGTAAAATTTATGCTAGACCAGATAGTTTTTATACTCATAGACCATTTGACGGTGGCGTTCAACTAGGAACTGGTGGTCCTTCACATGGATCTCAAGCGATTCGTCAATCTAAAAAGTATGTTAGATATCAATCTGGTAAAGGTATTATGTATACAACTGGTGCTTTGTTTGCACCTAGTTATGATTTAAGAAGCGTCACTGCATCTGGAACTACAATTGGTAGCGTCATTACAGTTATTACAGATGATGTTGATCACGGATTGCAGGTAGGTGCCGAAATAGCATTATCTGGAATAAGAACTTCTGGTTTTGACAATCATTATACTGTTTCAAGTATTATAGATGAAGTAACTTTTACAGTTCTCGCAATTAATAATCTTGGTTCTACAACAGCAGAATTTGATATTCAACCACAAGTATCACTATACAAATGGAAAGGAGCTACTGTCCGTGCAGGCGCATTTGATGATCAAAATGGTATATTTTTCCAGTATGATGGAACAAATATTTCTGTTGGATTGAGATCTTCAACGTATCAAATTGCTGGAACAATTACAGCAACTCCAGATTCTAACGTGATTGATGGTCTCAATACAAAATTTATCGATCAATTAGTGGTTGGAGATAGAATTGTCATTAGAGGAATGTCTCATATTGTGACAAAAATTGATTCACAAACTCGTCTATATGTTAACCCAGATTATAGAGGAATTTCTACAGCAGCTAATATTAAAACTGCACTGACACGAGAAATCATTATTCCTCAAAATGAATGGAACATTGACAGGGCAGATGGATCTGGAAAGAGTGGATATAACATCAAAATCAATAAAATGCAAATGATTGGATTCCAATATTCATGGTACGGTGCAGGTTTTATCGATTGGATGCTTCGTGGTCCTTCTGGTAATTTTATCTTCCTTCACAGATTAAAAAATAACAACAGAAATACAGAAGCATTCATGCGTTCTGGTAACTTACCAGTTCGTTATGAAGTTATTAATGAAGGTCCAAAAGCAAAGTTAACTCAATTAGTTACAGCATCTTCAACTTCTTTGCCAGTCGATGATGCTTCTCTATTCCCATCTAGTGGAGTTGTATACGTAGATAATGAATTGATTAGATATTCTGATAAAACTAACACATCTCTTTCTGGATTAACTAGATCTTCGATTTTACAGAACTTTGTTGCTGGAGCAAACAGAACTTATACTGCTGGTTCTGCTGCTTCTCATACAAAAAATACAGGGGTCATTTTAGTAAGTAATACAGCAACTCCTCAAATTAGTCACTGGGGTTCTGCGTTCTTAACTGATGGAGGATTTGATGAAGACCGTGGATACATTTTCAATTACCAAGCAAATACAGTTAGTGTTTCTACAGCAAAATCTACTGTTTTCTTAATTCGTCTATCTCCTAGTGTTTCAAACGCTTTAACTGGAGATCTTGGAGAAAGAGAACTAATTAATAGAGCACAATTATTGTTACAAGGTATTGAGGTTACTACTCAGGGTGGATCATCTAGTCAGGGTGTTGTTATTGAGGGAGTTTTAAATCCTCAAAATTATCCATCTGATCCTTCAAACATTCAGTGGTTTGGTTTGAATACTGCTGGTTCTGGAGGTCAACCATCGTTTGCTCAAATTGCTCGTGGAGCAACAGTTACTTGGAAAGGATCTGCAACTCCAGTTACTGCTTCAAACGTTTTTGCACAGGGAACAACAAACTATGTTGTTTTCAATAGATCTGCTGTTACTGGTGTTCAAATTGGATGGTCTATTTCTGGTACTGGAGTTCCTGGTGGTACTACTGTTGTTAATTTTATTAATTATGATTCCTCTAGAATTTACATACAGTTTTCTCAGGCAGTAAACACTGGTGGAGCTGGATCAAGCAGTTACACATTTGCACCACAAGTTGCTGCACTTCCTGGCGAACAGGTATTCTCATTCGTTGCTTCTCCTGGTCAAAGAGATGAATTGCGTTTGGATAATTTAAAAGAATTGACAAACACTCCAATTGGAGGAAGAGGAACATTTCCAAATGGCCCAGACGTACTAGCAATTAATGCTTATTTAACTAGTGGAGCGGCGGTTACATCTACCATTGTTCTGCGTTGGGGTGAAGCGCAAGCTTGATATAAATACAACCAAATTTATAAATACCTCTAGGAAACTAGGGGTATTTTTTTATGGCGAAGCCATCAACCCGACAGGAGTTGAAAGAGTATTGTTTAAGAAAACTCGGTCACCCAGTATTAGAAATAAATGTTGACGACGATCAAATTGAAGATGCGATCGATGATGCTTTACAGTATTATCAAGAATATCATTATGATGGCGTAGAGACGATGTATTTAAAACACCAAATAACAGAGGAAGATTATATTAGATTCAATGAATCTAATGAAATCAACAGTACGTCAAATCCAGATTCTGCTACTTGGGAAAATAGAAATAACTTTATAGAAGTTCCAGATCACGTTATTGGTATTACAAAAGTATTTGGAGTTTCTTCCAACTGGGTTCGCAATGATTTGTTTGGTTTAAGCAACCAGTATTTCTTGATGGATATTTTTTCATTCTCATCTGGATTTGCTTTTGGTAATTTTGACATGACAAATTATTATATGATTCGTCAGTATTTTGAAACTCTTGATATGGTTGTAAATACTGGAGCTCTCGTACAGTTTAGATTTAACAAACGTCAAGATCGTTTGTATATTGATATTGATAAATCCAGAATTGTTCCTGGAAATTATTTGTTAATCGAATGCCATAGAGCTCTAGATCCAGAAGATTGGTCTAAAGTATATAATGATAGTTTTATTAAACCATATCTCACCGCATTGATTAAAAGACAGTGGGGACAAAATCTTATTAAATTTAATGGAGTTCAACTTCCTGGCGGAGTATCTTTAAACGGAAGACAATTATTTGAAGATGCACAAAAAGAGATTGATATTCTTATGGAAAAGAGTTCCTCTTACTATCAATTACCTCCAGTGGATATGATCGGATGAAAAGCATTTATTTTCCACAGTTTGGTGGCGTCAATAGTGAGCAACAATTAATTCAAAGTTTGGTAGATGAGCAAATAAAATTGTTTGGATCAGACGTACATTATGTTCCCAGAAAAATGTTGAGAGATTTGCCAATCAATGATGTGGTTCTTTCTGAGTTTAACACTCAGTATATGATTGAAATGTTGCTGATTAATGTAGAAGGATTTGGATCACCATCAGAATTTGTTAGTAAATTTGGTTTAAGAGTTACTGATGAAATAACATTTGTAGTTTCTACAAATCGTTGGAGTCAAATATTTAATAACTTTGATGATATTACTTTGGTTGATGGACGACCAAATGAAGGTGATTTAATATATTTTCCTTTAAACAAAACAGTTTACGAAATAAAATTTGTTGAACTAAGGCAACCTTTTTATCCTTTGGGTAAACTTTATTATTATACGATGACTGCAGAAATTTATGAACTAGGTAATGATCAGTTTGAAACTGGTATTCCTGAAATTGATGAGATTGAAGAAATTTACAGTGTTACTATAAATGTTGCAATGGATCCAACAGATCCTGGAGAATACATCCAAGGAGAAACAGTAACTGGTTCTATATCTGGAGCAACTGCGGAAGTAAGTTTCTGGAATCGTGATACAGATGTATTAATATTATTGAATAGAAAGGGAAGTTTCAATCCAGATGAAAATCTGATTGGATCTTTAAGTGGTGCCTCTAGAAGTATTCTAACAATTGATAATTTAACTCAAGAGAATGTTGGATATGCTGATAATAAATATATTGAAGACGAAGCCGATGATCTTCTTGATTTTACAGAAAGAAATCCATTCGGTGAATATGGAAATTTAACTGGTGATTTCTGATGTTAGGACCACATTTTTACAACGAAGCAATTAGAAAAACTGTAGTTTCTTTTGGAACTCTTTTTAATAATATAGAAATTAAAAAGAAAGATCCATCAACTAATGTTTTACTAGAAGCAGAAAAAGTTCCATTAGCATATGGTCCTCAAAAAAAATTTTTGTATAGGTTAGAAGAAAATTCATCTGGTGCAAAAAGAGTAGCAATTACTTTGCCAAGAATGTATTTTGAAATGACTGGAGTATCTTATGATGCTTCTAGAAAAACTAGTCCTATACAAAAATACAAAACAATCATAGATGATAATGGTACAGAAGTAAGAGTTCAATATGTACCAGTTCCTTACAATATGGAATTTGAACTTGGTATTATTGCAAAATCTCAGGATGATGGATTGCAAATACTAGAACAAATTTTACCATATTTTCAACCCAATTTTAATTTAACTATAAATTTCATTCCAGATATGAATGAAAAGAGAGATGTTGCGGTTATTTTAAATAGTATTGATTATGCAGATGATTGGACTGATGATTTTATGCAAAGACGAAGCATTGTTTGGACATTAAAATTCAATGCTAAATCTTATGTTTATGGTCCGTTCAATCAAGCAGACATTATTAGAAAAGCAATTATATATGAATCTTTGGGTGATGCTGATACTAACAGAAGAAATGCCAAGTTTACATACACTCCAAAAGCATTGACAGATAAAGATGATGACGGAGATATTGATGAGGCAGATGATCTACTTGTAACTGCAGATGATGATTTTGGATTTAACGAAGGTATAGAACTTCTATGAAGAATGAATTTGAAAAGAATATGGAACAAATATTTGATATTGATGTTTCTTCGGAAGAAACACTTGTAGTAAACCCAACGCTACCTGATAAGAAAGAAGATCCTACAAAAGATTATGAATATACCAGAGGTCAATTGTATGACCTCATAGAGAAGGGTCAGGAGGCGGTACAAGGTGCTTTGGAGGTTGCTCAGGAGTCAGGGCACCCCAGAGCGTATGAAGTCGCTGTGAACGCTATGAAGCAGGTCTCAGACATGACTGACAAATTAATTGATCTTCAAAAGAAGATGAAAGATCTTGATGCTCCAGTCAAAGGAAAAGGACCAACCACTGTTAACAATACAATGTTTATTGGATCTACTGCCGATCTCCAAAAGATGATAAAAGAAATGGGTAAAGAATCAACAGAATAATAAATAATAATAAAAATGTCTTACATTAGGCACGATAAAGATAATAATCCATCTTCACCACAACCATCTTCAAATTCAGTAACTCTTTATGCTGGAACTGAAGGTTGGTCAACTATTACATATGAGGTGTGGAATGGCGATTATGTGCCTAGAAATGTTGATAATACTGTAAGAACTCCTGGAACTTATCAAGCAAGAAATGCTGATAACACCCCAAGAACTCCTGCTGCATATCAACGTCACGATGAAAACAATAATCCGATATCAGCATAATGGCACAGTATAGCAAACACTACGAAGATTTCCTGCCACAGGAAAAAACAAACTTTGAGGTAGTCATGATTGCCGACAACTTCGGTAATCTTACTGCTGGAACTGGTGCGACTGCTGTTGATGCCTTTGGTCGTTTGAGAGTTGCCGAGACATTTACTCTAGGTGATTACAAGCATCTCTATGCTATTGACCCCAACTTCACCGACCTAAAATTGAATGGTGGCAATATTCAATACAGCACAAATAAAGCATGTGCTGTGATGACGACAACATCTAATGTTGCTTCTCGTGCTACTCACCAAACAAAGTTCTATCATCATTACCAGCCAGGTAAAT